GTCAATCGCATTGGGCAAGCTGTTCATCACCCCCAGCTGAGTCATCTTGGCGTTAAGCGTATCCTTTTGAATGGCCATCAATTCATACGGCATCCCATACACGCTGTTGCACATGCGCAAGATGGTTGATTTTCCTGATCCAGCGTATTCGTAGATCACGTTAATGATTGCACCCTTCAAACCGGTGAACTTCATCAACGGGGAACCAAAGGCCGTCAGTGCGCCAAACGCATGTGGCTCCATACCCTTAATTGCATATAGGTTGAAGAACCTCTTTCCACTTTTCAAAATCGCCTTTGACATGAATCTTCTCGGCGAAAAACTCAGTTGTTAACGACGGCGGGCTATAGAACGTGCCGTCCTTGGTAATCTCTTTGTCTCCCATGATGAACTTACTGTCGTTCTTGACCCATCCAAATTGTGTTCTCATTGTTTCTGCCTTCTTTGTGTACTGCAAATTCTTCACCGACGTGATAACGTACGTGGCAAGGTTCTCGTACTGCTTGTGATGCGCCATCACGCCTTGTTGTGCAAGCTGCTTGCGTAGCTCATCTTTTGCTGAAATCGCCGCTGTGGTTACTGCAAACTCTTTCACCCCGTCGTGGGGCAAGTGGAGTCTAAGTAGCGCAATCTCACCAAGCTCCTTGTCCTTCATTCCGTTTGACCACATACAGGTCATGCTCATAGACCAGCTTCGGCTCGGCCTCTTCCTCTTCCCCAGCGCGTACATACACGCCGCCCTTCTTGCCCCTGAAAAACGGAAACGGATATTCAGGTATTTGGTATTTGGTTTCTCCTTTGTTGGTTTCAACCACGACTTCGTTGTCGGCTTCACTGGCCGCTTCTATTTCTATACCCAGCACAATCGGCGAAGTAATCTTGCCTTTGTGCGGACATCCATCACACCCACCGGGGTTACGCTCTTCAAACGTCGTGCAGTGGTGGGGGCCGCCACGCTGTACGGATATTCCTGAGTTTGTTGTCCACCTCGGCGGGGTCGTACTCATCGTGTTTATCTGACATTTTGTGGGCGGCTTTATCTCCATCTACACAAAACGCTGTAATCGACAATGCCGACATCCACAGTGGCTCATCAACTTCATTTTGGTTTTCAAAGCAATAGTTGAGTTGCGCACAGCCGTTCTCGGCCTTGAGCATGATGTTCTTGAACTTCTTAACCTTGTTGGCCATCAATGCTTCCATCATTGGACTCATTGCGGCAGGTACAAAGTCAGGCTTGTCTTCGACTATTGTGGGCGCGGCCACCAAAATCCCACGCATCTGCTCGGCGGGTATCCTTGCTGAGTTTTCGTTCGAAAATCTCCACAGGCTTGGGGTTTTGTGGGTCTTTGAAATTGAACGAATTCATCGGGCGCAGGGACACGCGACGCTTCAAACACTTTGTCATCAACGATCAGGCCGTGCTCTTTGCACAGTTGCTTTAGCCGCTTAGCCAACGGTTCCCACTGAGTGCGGGTCAACGTCTCTTCAAGTAGCCAGTAGGCGTGAATGCCGTTACCGGAATTCACCAAGATTGGTTGGGGGAGGCCGACTGCTTTACAGAACTTCTTGAACTCGGCCAGCCCTATGTGCTGGTCAAGGTAGCCTTCAATCTTTCCTTTTTGGAGTTTGGTACGCCCTCGGTTGGGCCGCAATCAATGTCCATCCACAGTGCGCGGAAGTATTTGGCGTTGTTGTGTGTTCGGTCATCTGCTTCACCAAACTTGGCACAGCCAAAATAGGCATCAATCTTCTTGCCGACGAGCTCTTCGGATCATCTCTTCAGCTTCTTCTCCTGGTATCTGCAAATCTCTGATCGGGAAACCGCCCTCTGCCGGATCACAAAGTACCGCCCCTCCGTTGGGAGTACGGCGTCGAGCAAGTCGAATGTGGGCATTGTCGATTCGCGCTTTAGTCGTGCCCATGAAACGCTCAATCTGCTCAGAGTAATTGGGAGACGGGGCGAACTCACCCCAGAACCAGTTGTAAACCGTCATGCGGCTCACACCAAGTTCTTTCGCTACTTTTGTGGCGGTAATCTCCCGCTCTCACTGCAGAAACGTCCCAAAGCTACGCCCAAAGATTCAGCATCTGGCCTTTGAATTGGCTTCAACTAACTTTTGGCTGTAACCATAGGACATGCGACGGTTATCCTCGTCTGTTGACCAAGCCGCCGCGACAGAGGCAAGGCCTCTTCCTGGCAGTCGGCGCAGGGGTTTCGGCCTTCTTGGATTCACGTTTTGGCGCTTCCTCGTTAGCTTCAGGCTGGGGCCTCAGCTTTTGGCGCTTACCAACTTCGGTGTACCGGCCAGACATGTCGGCTTGGTACGGAGTCATCCGCAACCATCTTCTGGTAGTTCAGGTAGGGTGGCGACTTTGCTTGTCCCGCACTGCGTACTTGATCTTCGGTGATGAATCGCACGGGAGTGAACAGGATGGACTGATTGTCGTTGTCTTCATTGAAGCTCAACTGGGTAACAACGTAGTCCAAGCTCTTGCCATTGTTGGCCAAGTATTTGGTGTAGCTCTCAAAGGGATCGAGTGTCATCACCGACGCTCTCAGCCAAACAAAGACTTGGTAGGCCAAGTTCATTCGGTACACAGAACCTTCAAGCGAAGTGCCGAAGTCTTCCACCAATGTCACAGCGATGCGGAGCGTGAGTAGCGGCAAGCTTTAGAAGTTGCCCCCACGCCTGAACCTTTGAGGGTTTTGTTCGCATGTATCGCAACGGTCAGATATCGCTTGTCGGTCTGAACCGGCGTCAGGCGCATTACCGTCATTAGAGAAGCAGTCAGGTGCGCTTGGCTCGGCATCAGGACTCCACTGTTTTGCGTAGCAGATGCGGCCAACTTTCGGAGAGGCGTTCACAACGACAACATCCAAGTTGCCCTTGACCTTGCCCATCTCTTCACCGCCCACAACCTTGCGGAAGATTCCGTTTTTGGGGACGATTCGTTTAACGCCAGTGCGACCAGCGAAGTTGTTTTGTAAAGCTCACTGACTCCAGCGGTTTGCAGAAAGTCGGGGAGGTCTTGGTTTAACAGTGCGATATTGCTCATTTCAGTTTTCCCTTTAGAACGTCTAACAACCGACGGCGCAACTCGCTCTCTACGTTCAAGCCCATCAGGGAGCAGGTCGGGATTCGCAGAAGAAACTCTTTCATGTGTGTCTGATGAAGTCTCTTTTCCGACAGGCCGTATGCGTTCATGTTCTTTGATGAACCGATACATAGAATCCCAATCATTCGTCCAATACCGTGACTTTATTGAGCGAATAATCGTGCCAGCTTTTGTGCGGATGCTGCTGCCGCATTCATTGTTTTGCAAGTCTCCAACATCTCGGCTTCGAGCACTTCCATCTGACCTTCAAGGTCAGCGCATTGTTGTCTTTGTAGTCGGATGTGCGTTTGTCCTTGGCGTCGCGTATCTTGATGCCGATAGCGGCAAGTTTGTCGAGGGGTAGGGAGGATTGTTCTTCCTGAACTTCTAATGCGTCCATAGCTTACCTCCATTTGATTGGGGGTTCAGTCTATCACAGAACTTGACATTGTCAAGTACCTTCTGAAGTTATTTCTATGGCGGTACAGCTCAACGACATGGCTGTGATTGCTCACGTTGCCTCGTAAGAGGCTATGACGTCCTTGTCTCTACTGGACTGCCATTTATATGCACGACTGTCATTGGGTTGACTTGGCCCGGTCGGTCAATTCGTGCGTTGGCTTGAAGGCACGTTTCTACGCTGGTACAGGGAGCGTACCATATGATGGTGTCGGCGGCAGTTAGCGTGCGATCGGAGGGCCAGCTTGTGGTTGAGTGATGAGAGCCGTTTGGGTTCAGTGTTTCGTTTGAAACCGTTGAACAATATCTGATCTTCTTGTTCACAGATACATCGCACATTGACTGACTCCACAGGTTACGTTGTGCTTGGTCAGGTAATCTTTCAGCAGTGCGATGGTATGTGTAAAGGGTACAAATATTAAGCACTTTCGCCACCGCCTCTCATCAACCACTTCACGTACCACGTTCCTGCGGTTGAGACACGTCAAAGTCTAAGTACTTTCTCCGGTATCTGTATACACTGAACCACAAGCAATTTGCAGTAGCTTGCTGACCTTCACTGCGGCGTTGACTGCACTGATTTCTTCGCCGTCGGCCTCGATCAACATACTGAGACTTCAACAGTTTGTAGTAGCTCATTTGTTGCGCTGACATAGGCGCATCACGATCAACAAACGTCACTGGGGGCAGGTCAATACACTGGCGCTTCTCAAACCGGATGGCAGGTTGCAATACCTTGTGTACGATATGTTTGGACTCGGGGCGTGGTATCCATCTGAACTCGCTGATCTTGAACATTACCTGATACTTCGGAACTGCCCATAGAACATCGGTATCCCGCTTGGGTTGACCAGCTTTGCTAATCCGTAAGCATCCACAGGCGATTGGGCGGCGGGAGTTCCCGTCGACATCCATAGACCCTTGATAACTTTTGTTAGATCGCGCAGGTCTTTCCAGCGTTCTGTCTGAGCATTCTTATACGCTGACGCTTCATCCACCACAATCAAATCAAAACCACCTTTGAGCAACTCGCTTTTCACAATACCGACACCATCGAAGTTGATGACAACAAACTCCGATCCGGCATTGATGATCTTTTTGCGTTTCTGGCTCCAGCCATGCGCAACCGAAACGGTGCGGTGAATTGCAAATTTAAACAAGTCCTGCTGCCATGCAGATTTCATGATCGACAATGGGCAGATCACTAACACACGCTTGACTACACCTAACTGCATCAAATAATCTACTGCCCAAATCACTGACGCTGTCTTGCCTGTACCTTGCTCGTTGAAACAAAACGACTTGGGGTTTTTGACAAGGAACTCTGATGTAGCTCTGATGCTCGAATGGGTGAACCCCTGTGGACGAGGCACTCATACTCTGATATGTTCATTTCTTTGGTTTATTGATCTTGACCGTATGGTCTGAGTTGCGGCTGAATGAGCGATTGGCGCTCGGCGATTTGAGTTTAAGATTTCCCTTAGCATTAGTGCCTCGGAAAGGTCACATGGTCGATGTCTTTTCCAGTACGGTCAATGCCTCGTTTGTCCATCTCGTTTCTTGCACGTTGTCTATCCATCCTGTCTTCATGTTTTCACCGCGAGCTTTCTGCTGTTGGTATTCTTTTTTATATGGTCGGGGTTTATTTACGTAGGGCATGATTAACTCCTGTCTTGTACTCACACTGCTTGACTGCGCAGAACTTGCACAGTGGCCCACTGCTGGATTCCACACCCCATTTTCCAACGCCGCCTCAATCCTTGCAACATCCTTCGCTGGCTGTTCTAGGTACTTTGGCATCATTGAGCGCGTAGCCTGTACAAATTCCTTGCTCACGGTGAATATCAGCGCAGACTTCACTTTATTGATTTTGGGGAATGTAGCAAAGAGACCCGCCGCTACCAAGTCAAGTTGTTTGGTGTCCGCATACCGCGCACTTTTACTGGTTTCGGCAGCCTCGGTAGCGAACCCTTTCGCTTCGTTGATGACAACCAAGTCAGCAATCCCGTGCCACCAGACATTCGGCGCATTGAAACTCACAAGCCTCCAAGTCCTTTGGTCAGCCCGTAGCTTGACCTCACACAACTTCTCACCCTCGATGTTCTTGAATACATCCAACGTGTCCTGCATGTAATCAAACGCTGGCGGGATGGGCTTGCTCATCTCGAACTGTATCCTCCCGCCACAGTGTGCGCTTGTTTGCCGTACAGCGTGGCCGTTCTATCAGGCTCAACGATATCCTTGGCTACCTTGGTGTGGTAGTACTTCTCTGGGGCACTGCTGAAATGTTTTCAGACTGCTAGACGACCAGAACGACATTCGTGTAAGACCTTTGACGGTTAGGATTGTCTCGCGATGCACTCGGCGAGGGTTTGATCTTCGGGAACGAAGCGCCGGAGAGCTCGCTCGTCCAGTCAGGCCCCATGAGGGTTGTGCTTGAACGTGGACATCTCCGATATACGCCCGTTTGAGGCGTTTGCTCACGCCCAATCTAAACGAGGCTTGAGGGCGTCCTGAATCTGACTCAACCGTCAGGTGCTGGCGAGCGTAGTGATATTCCTTCGTCCCCCTGCTTTCCATTACCCAGAGCAAAAATTTTTTCAGTCGTTTTCTCATTTTTCTTCCTTTTGTTATTTGCTTGCTCCAGCCATGTAGCCCATTTACAGTTTTTCGGGTGTAATTACCATCCACATTTATACGTTCAAGCGTTAACCCCTTTGGGGCTTCGCCCATATCGGCAAGAAAATTTTTGAAGTCTCCCCGAGACAGAGCGCAAGTTTTTATGCCCCTGCCTCCATAGGATTCCCATCGTTTGTTATTGGGGTTTAAGCATCTTCCACGCATAGCTTGCCATATACCGTAAGCTCTGTTCTTATATCCGGTCATGCGGCCTGTTTCGCCATTCCGTGTTTCCGTGTTGTATCGCCGAGCACATTGCGCTTCAAACACCCACAAGATTTTTTATTCCCCCCAGTCAAATGTCCTGCGAGAACTTCACATTCAACCCCACAGGTCGCAAAAAACAAATCCATTTTGCTACCTCGTACCCGGCTTTTTACAAACGACAAACAGGATCTACCAAATCGTTTGGCAGTCAAATCTTCTTTGCTCCACGCCATGCTTAACCTCCGTAACTTTTACCGCAGTTGGCTTCGCAGTTGAGGGGCGGTTCGGATGCCCACGAGGGGCGTAAACGCATACACAACTCAACATACTCTTGCGCCCTTTCTGCTTCCGCTTCGGGGCAATGACGATTATACTATCATGCACCGTCGTGGCCACACGGTACTTCTTGGCAATCATCAGCATCTGCTCACCTATCACGATACGTGCAAGGGCTTGGCATACCGTTCTCAACCACTTTACCGCCGTAGATTCGGTTGGGTATGGTGGCTTTGCCTTTCTTGATGTCGTACACAAGCTCAACCTTGCCGGTTTCCTCGTCCTGCTTTTGGCGCAGGTTGGGGTACTTTAAGCGCAGGTCCATTCGGGAGCAAGATACCTTCTGACCCATCTACTTTGAGAATGCCGTCCGCGACCAAAGGATGTAGTTTGTTCACTGATGATTGCGGGGAGCAGCATTGCGCCGCCGCCTTCCAGAGCTCAGGAATTTTGGGATAGGTTCTACGATAAGTGTCAATGATGCGTTTCGCCTCATCCTCTGATACCTCCACTCCAAAAGTTTTGAGTTGCGCTCTAAACTTGGCCGCACCCATGCCATAGCCAGCCCCAAGAATCGTCGTTTTACCGACAAACCGTTCATCCTTTGTAATTTCTGAGATCGCCTTGCCATAGATAGCCGATGCCATGATTTTGTATACGTCTTCGCCACGGTCAAATGCCTCCACTAAGTCGTCCTGTCCAGCCAGCCAAGCCAGCGTCCTTGCTTCAATTTGTGATGAGTCCGAGTCAATAATCACGTACCCATAAGGTGCAAGGATAGCCTTCTTCAGTGGGGAAGTCCTCGGCAGATTCTGCACAATTTAATTTGTCATCACCACCCCACCGTCCCGTGTGGGCGGCGTAGTATCGGAGGGGAACTGGCATTGGCCCCCGCGAGGCAATCCCTATGAATCTTTCAGTACGGGTTTCTTCAAGCGTGGATTTCACCCCCAGACGGGCGGCTACGATTGCTTGAATCATTGGGTTCTCATGCTCAAGAAGTGCCTTGAACTCTTCGTCAGTTTTGGAAAACGCGAGAGTTTGCTTGCCCGTTGCTAGGCTTTTCTTCATGGGCGGTGTAACCCCCAACGATGTAAGCAAGTCGGCGAGTTGGTTGTTGCTCATCAGCTGGTCACGGTCGATGAGCGCCTTGTTCAGCAGTTCTTCTTCTTGCCCTGCACAGAACCTAAGTGCCTCTCAAGTATGTCTTTATCCAACTGCAACATCGGCTCGGTGAACATGCGTACGGTCAGGTCAATCAGCCGTAGCTCAATCTTTGGAAACCCTTGGCTCATGTGGCCGAACAAATCCCATGTCAGCTTCACGTCGTTCTTGCAGTAGTCGCCGTACCGTGCCAGCTCTTCTTTGCTGAAGTCTTTGCGGAACTTGCCCTCTGCCTTGACCACTTCATCGCCCTTGACCCCGATGTTGTAATGCTGGGCTAACACCGCAGACTTCCGCCTACGTTCGTACCGTGAAGACGCACGACCCATGCTCAGCGTATCCAGCCAGCCCTTGGGCGTGATGCCGTACTGCCAATTCAGAATCGCCCCATCAAAGATAGCGTTGTGGGCTAAGGCCAGTGAGTTCTTCCAGTCGTACTTGTTCAAGAACTCGTACATCTTTTGGTGCGTACCACTGAACCACACTGGCTCCCCATTGTTTACCTGTACGGCAACACCGATAACTTCAAACCGAGGGTCACGAATGTATTCCTCCGTGGTCTGAGTCCTGAAGCCCAGTGTGCCGCCATACGCCGATTCAAAATCCACCGTGATGATGTTCATTTGAAAATACCCCCAAGCCCAATAGCGCCCAAAATACCCCCGCCTGTGTTGTCGGTTGTGGTTATTTGAAAAGGGTGTGGTGCCTGTTGCTGTGGTTTCAGTGGTGGGGCTTGGTACAACATCCGCTGTTTCTCTTGCGCAATTCTTCAACTTGCCGCTCGACGTATTTCTCATCGAACACTCGCTCCATGATTTGGTTGTCAAACTTGGCTCGTTTCATTTCTTTGAAGCCCTCAATCAAAGCTTGGCGCTCCGCATCGGTGAAGTACTGCCAGTCTTTCCACGGCTTGTCTTTGTTGGTTTCACCCAAGATTACCTTTTCAATAGCGGTAGCAAAATAGTAGAACTTACCTTTAACGCTGTACAGCGAAGGCACATCGTAATCAAGCAATTCAGAGTCCTGGGGTTGGACTTCATACGTTCAAGCAGGATTTTTTACCCCGCGCAGAACTCGCTCATTTGAAAAGGTTCGGGGATTTAGCACACCGCCTTGAGTTGTTCTATGTCGTTCTCGCTCAGCTGTTGTTTGCCAATTTGCAGGAGTTATCGGTTTGCGGAGATACGTGCCACTTAGACTACCGCTGTATTTAAAACTGTCGGCAGTGTCATCGTACCCAATAGCCGCGCCTTCACGCTTAATCTGCGCTTGACCAAACCCACCATTGCTAATTTTTACCGCGCCCTGACTGCTTCCTCCATATCATCCTTCAACAGCTCACGCATGACTTTCTCGTCGAACTCTTTGCGTCGAACTTCTTTTAGCGCCTCGTGCAGTGCGCCCTTTTCCGGCTCGGTCAGCACATCGCGGAAGTTGGCAGAGAACATGAAGTGCCATTCGTCGGCACTCCCATAAAACTCTTGTGGGTTGGACTCCATTCGCCCTACCAGCGCACGTACACCTGCGGATAATTCAGCCATTGTTAGCTCCTTCATTGTTTCATCAGTTGGATAAGTTGCTCTAAGTATTTCGAGTTGCTTTTCGGCAATCACAGCGGCTGTGCCACCAGCCTCCTTCATTCCCCGAATGTTCTTTCTTGCAGTGCCGTGGTCGTGCCTTTACCTGCTTCGGCTTCAATGGCGAGAAAGTGTCCGTTGACACAGCGAAGAAAATCGGCAGACTCCTGAGTTGCCGTAGCCCTGGCCCGATCGCGCATGGCGTAATAGACACCGTTGTCTTTCAGGATTTTTTTGATCTTGGCCTTGACCTCGGCCTCGGTAAGTGTTGATGCCACTAACCACTCCACTTGTTTTCGAGCGGCAACGGTGGCGCGGCTTTTTACATTGTCAAGTACGGACGAAAAAAAGCCGCCCGAAGGCGGCTAGGATTTACCCTAACAAATGTTTAGAGGCGGGTTGATCTCCCGCTCCAAGTACCACTTGGCTTTCGCCAAGTCTCTGCTTGCGGTTGCCTTTGTGGTCGGCTCGTGTGATGTACTTCACCACATTACCAAGGTGGTGACGTTTCGAGCCTTTGGCCTCGATGAAGTCGATGGGCTCGATTCCACCTACTTGTGTAATGCGCAGGGTGATTGACGGGGTCGGACTTCGGGCTTCCTCCAGTCGTGACGATGACTTGCGGTGCGGGTGCGGGTTTGGCCTATCGCTTTGGCTCTTGTTCATCTCTTTCCCGCACATGTACCGCAATCTGATACGTGGTCTTGAACTTCTTGGCTACCTCGGAAGGTGTAGCCGTTGGGTTGCCCCTGCTCCAATACGCTCGCATCAAAGCCGCGCGTGATACCTCGTCAATTTTCTTTCTCTCTTTAGTTGCCATTGTTAGCTCCTTGCTGTTGGCTGTTTACGTACTCGGTCAGAATTTCACGACTCTTGGCTTGCTTTGTATATGGATGGTTGGTGTTGAAGTAATCCATCACCTCTTCTCGATAGACGCAAGCTCGTACAAAAGAGCGCTGGTTTCTTAACCAAGACCCCGCCCTTCTGCGTTTTTGTTCCGGCGCTTCAAACAATGGACGTAACCGCAGTGCTTGCAGTCAGTTTCCACTTAGGATCGGCGCTTTGCATTTCACACACGTTTTCATATCGGACTTTCCTCGGACTCGATCTAACCGTTGCTTTTTGTTTGACGTTTCTCTGCCTGTGCAGTTGCCCAAGAATCGGTCGGCTCTACTCGCTCGAATGGGTTCCATTCGTTGCGCTCGATGAGCATCTCGGAACGTACGTCGGTTTCGCCTGTGTTCTTCCAGTAACTTTCTAAACCATACGCCCCCTCCAAGTTTTCTCCATTCTTTGAATAGCTCTTCTGTCGACCTAGCCCCAACAATCTTTTGGGTTGTCGGTCAGTTCACTTTTTGGCCTTGGCATTTTCCCATCATCCCCGGTGGTTTCAGACTTACAGCTTTCTCGCTAATACCAAGCACAGTGCCGTGACATGGGCTTCTTGTCCCGCAGTTTGTTCATACTCTTTGACACGCTTTGACTGTGCAAGGCTTTGCGATTTATTTCTTGGAATGGGTCGCCACGTCTCGCTCGTTCCTCATCCGTATATTCTTTCCAATCGAATGCGTTCGGCGCAGTCATGCTGTTCCCCCGCTGTTCGGTGTCGAGAAAACAAGATTGCATTTTGTGCATCTCCAGCACAGAGCCTTTGCTGCGAGAACGATAGTCGTGCGGCCTACCGCGCTCCCCTCTGACCTTGCTCCAAAAAGTTTTGATCGCTTCAAGCATTGCTTTTCTCCTTTAGCCACGGTGACAAATCTGCCAACCTGCCTTCGTGGTACAGTGCGTAAATCGTTTTTACTGAGCGCACACTTCCCAATATTCAGGCGGAGCCGAACGGTCAACTTCTTCACCCTCACGTTTTACTTCCTTCCCCTCCACACTTCTGAACTGCGCAGACGCTCATTCGACTGTTTTTGTACTTAGCTTGCATGGCGAGATTGTCTGGGGTGAATTACCCACCTGCTACCGGGGATGACATCAGGGAAATCATCAATTTCATTTCCTTGTTGCTCCTTCCATTCTTTGCATAGACGTTTCACTGTGTCGCTTTGTTTCTTGTTGTTCTCCCGGCGAACGCGCTGGGCGTGAAGGCTTCGCTCTTTGGCTTTTGCTTTTAGCGTGATAGCGTGTAGGTGGCTGGGGCGGGTCAGGAAACAAACCATTCCATCCTGTGACCCCAAGTGCTACGCTGAGAGACAGTCGGTCAATCGTTCCGCGCAGCCCTCCTTCCACATGTCGTAGCAGCCCCGAACAAACAGCCAATTCCGAACTGCGTTCTGGTCGTTTGTTTTCCCACCAAAATATCGCCATCGCAAGGCACGTCCCTTTGACTTGGTGGTTTGCTTTTCATTTCCTCTCCTCAATTCCAGCTTCCAATAAAGTCAGCTCCCGCAGTTCAGCAATTCGCTTCATATACTTGATTGCTTGCTTGTTACCTTGCAACTCAAACCCTACGAGCGCATTGGCTTGAATGAACGTGCAAGTCAGCCAAAAACTTGCTGATGTCTCGTAAATCCTTTGCAGTCATTTCTTCATCCCCCTGATATAAATTGCAATACTCTGCAACGTGTCTTTGCCAAACGCTTTTGCAGAAGTTGTACTCGATCTTAAAAGCCGCCATTTCAAGTGCAGAGTTCCAGCCTGACAAATATTTTTTGTCAACGCCTTCCACCGACGCCTTCACAGCTTCCTTCCTTTGCCTCGCCATGCGCTCCAGCTCATTGAACGCCTCGTCTTCATCAGGTGTTGTTGGTTCAATCATGCGTACTCCTCAAACATTCTGTCGAACCATCTTGTGGCACAGCTCTTTGAATTTAGGTGTGTACTTGCACACGCCATTTTCAGAACGAGCAATCTCTTCGCCGTCTTTGAAATACACCAACACTTGTCGGCTGTCGACATACCCATTGGAAACCACTTTGTCGGGTATGTAATGGTCAAATGATTGCAACAGGACTTTGGGAACCCATTGCCCGTTGTTTACACTGAAATCCAAGGTCATGGATTCAATCATCATCGTCCCTCATTCTGTAAAAAGAATATCGCCCAACCAATCAGACCGCAGATAGCAATCAATGCCACTGCACCAAACCCCATTAGGGCTTACTGTCACAAGTACATCCCATAACATTTGTTATCCCTTCTTCTTTTTGCGGGAACATACCCACGTTTAGCAAGCTCGTCGGTTACGCTCGTACCACCACGCATAGCCGCCTTAGCCGCTGACATGATCTCATCGTTGCGGATATATTCATCTGCCCTCGCAAGCGAGTCGGCCAACTTAGCCGTCTCTGCTTCTTGACCCACTCGAACGTGCGGTATGTTTCTTTCACCACATTAAAGGGATAAGTTATACCTTCAGCAACATCCCGCATGTGCAAAAGTGGTATCAAGTCACCTGCATGAGCACAGTCGAACCCGAACCACTTACGCCTATCTTCAACATCAGAGTATGTCGAACCCACCATGCGCCGATACTCCATGCCTTTCTGCTTCGTCGTAGGTCATGCCACGGAGTTTGTGCCCTGCGGGTACTGAGACATACCCACACAGAGTTAGTGTTCTCGGGTTGCGTTTGACACGACACCGATACTTGGTGTCCTTGTCCACCCACTCCTCAAAGTGCAGGCTCGTTCTCCACGGCCTGTGCTCTATGAGCAGTTTCATTTTCAACATGTCATCTAACATTTGTTATCCCTCCTCTACCATCAACACGAATGTCTCTTCGTTCACTCGGCAACCTGTGTCTGATACGAACTGCTCGGCTTGCACAAGTTTGAGCATACCTAGCTTGCCACGCATCCAATCGGGGAGCGTATTATCATCATATAAGTCCACCTTGTCACCTATCTTCACTAGGTATTTACCACCATCTTTGATGACCAGTGCAGTCTTACCATTCTCGAACGCTGACTTGGCCTTATCAATAGTCATCATTTCGTCGGACAAACGTACCTTGTCTTCCATAGCTTTTTCTAGCTTTGCGCGTTCAGACTCTGTGCGTGTTTTAATATGCTCAAGGAACAAAGAAAAGCCAGTTCCCATGATGAAGTCCAGCGCGGCTGACCTGATAGCGCCCTCGGCATGGTAGTGATCTCTGTCTTTCATCCGTCTTTGAGTGCTGATGACAGACTCGGCATCCTTCGTCGCCTTCTCAATACGCTCGTTGGGTTTGAGTTTGAAGAACATCTTCTTGGCATGGAGTACGGCCTTGTCTGCATCTACTGTGCGATACCCATTGCTACGTGTCTTTGACTTGGCGATGCGGTCATTGCTCACATAGATAACATACTTGCTACCATAGTGTTGCCGACCAATCCTGCCCAGCTCTTCCCCATGCTCTCGTACAGTGAACTCCGTGATGGGCATTACACCGTTACCGCTATACCCACGATCAGTACCCACGAATGTCCACAGTGGGTTCAGCGTAGCCAGTCGTTGAATGACCGGCAGTATCGTCTTTTCTGCGTTTGGCTCTGTCTCGGGTGCACCTCTTTATTTCAGCAAGTGCCGTTTGCATCTTGCTGTTCAGTTCTACGTTGCTCAGTTCAAATACGTTCATGCTCTTCTCCTGAACAATTGTTATTACCACTCAAAACGCTTGAGAATGTCGTCCACCTTGGACTTCAACTCACTACGTGCAGGTGCATGTTCCTTGATACTCTCAAGGTCTGCGCCAATCATCGCCAACTCCAACTGTCTGACGTGCCTCCTCCAGCTTGGGGTCGTTGGTTATGTTCAGCTTGGTCAGCAACGAACACAACTCCAGTGGGTTGGAGATAAGCGTATCGTGATACCGCTTCTTGGTATCGTCACCTTCCACATCTGTCAGCTTCTTGGACATGCCCACCAACATCTCGTGCAACCTATCCCACGGCTCACGCATAGCATCGGCTAACTTGCGGTCTTGTTGTGACATGAACTCAACACGCATTTCCTCTAAGTCATTCGCAGGTATGTCTAAGCGAAAGTCACCAGCCTCGGGCACAGGCTTGACTGTGCGTCGGAATCCGAACTTCAACATAACATCTGTTATGTCGGGGTACTCCTCAGCTTTGTACAGTGCTCCTAAGTTGGTAGGTGCTTCTGCAACCAGACGCGGGTACTCCAAGAAGAAGTTGTTACACATCATGTTGAATGTCTGCTCGAACCCATTCATGGTCTGCTTGTAGTCCATGAACAATGCAGTCGGTAACATGCGCTCACCCTTGTCAGCCCACGGCAACGTGTGCTTGTTGTGATACAGACGAACACGCGCGGCAAAGTCTGATATGTCTTTGCGTAGTGAAGTACCTGCAAACAGATTCTTCTTGGTCTGACTCGCCCCACGCACCGCGCCTGCGTCGGTGTTGGTTTTCTCCGTGACCTCTCTGTCCAGCTTGGATGCAGGCCACACACTGATGTTCAATTCCACTAACACCTGCTGATGCACTGATACTCATGATTCACTCCTTGGTTTCTTCAAAGTCATACACATACGGGTCGCCATATGAGGCTTTGTTTACATCGCACTCATCGCCCAACTTGTCACGTGCCTCGTCTTCCGTCTCGGCTTCGACTACCACCTCTTGAAACAGAGGGAAACAAATAACACCTCTAAACTTTTTCATAGTTCTCTCCTAACAATTGTTATCCTCAGTCTTTGACATGAATGGTCTTGCCGTTACCAGCTTCACCATCGAACCACCCACCCACGATGCACCACAGCGTAGGTGCAGTCCACTCGCTACCCCAGTCGTCACCCACCATGCCGTCGGTCAGGATGATGACGCACTCAGGCTTGATGTTCTTCTCCTTGAGATATTCTGATACACAGCTTGGGCTTGTGCCACCGCCACCCTTGGGTCGAGTTGAGTTGATGATGTTGGTTGCTTCACCGTCACCATAAGTCTCATGCCCCACCACGTCGCTACCCCAGTACAGCAAGTCCACACACGCAGGGTTTACTTCTTCTGCGATACCCTTAACCTCGGATAAGAACTCAGCAAGCTCAGCGTCACCCACCGAACCCGATGTGTCTACTGCGATAACCAAGCGGCCTACCTTCTCACCGATCAGCGTTGGCATGTATGTGCCTGTGGATAAGAACCTACGGTTAACCCTGCGCCATGACGATGCGTCCTTGGAATTGCAGATTGATTTCACAAAGTCACGCAACACCTCACGCCAATTGACCTTAGGCTCCATCAGGTCGGCAAGCTCACGGTCTGACCCATCTGCACCAGACCCAGCCAGCTTCTGTCGTGCCATCATGCCTTGGCGTATCGCTTGGTCGATCTCACGCTCAAGCTCACGCTTCTCCTCCTCGGTCACGTCTTGGCACTCGCCCCAGTCGTGCTCGTCAAAGTCATCCCCACCTTCGCCACCACCGCCTTCCTCTTTCTCCTCCTTGAGTATGTCGAACACTTGCTTGGTGTTCATGCCACGGAATCGCTCGTCGATCAAGCCCATCGTCTTACCCGCCATCGGATGCCCCTTGGGGTAGCGAGGCATAGCAATCAATGCTTCGCTTGGGTCTAGGTCTTTGAGCATCAGGTTAATAACGTAGTCACACGCTTGGTTTGCCAGTCGGTGATTCTCATCATGGAGTTTCTTCCATGTAGTCCAGGTGTCGATACATCTTGTGCGATGCCTCGTGTGCAATCAAGAACCCTAGCTCTTGGTCACGCAGTGACTTCACGAACTCACGCCCATACTTCTCGTCTCGTCCGTTGTACACGCAGTCGGCAGTCCATCCACCACGCTTGTCTTGCCAACCATCAATACGCCGGACAGCAGTGCGAACTTGGGGTTACGCATCAAGCTGATCTTGGCCTTCTGAACTCGTCTCTCTTCTAACATTTGTTATTCCTCCTAAGTTAAACATCACAAAGAATACTTCTAGCTACTTGCAACAAATGAATCGGTTTCATTTGATTCCGTACATTCAATATCTTCCAATTCTTCCCCTATACGAACGAACTCACACATCCAATTTGACCCCTCCGAATTAGATAATTCGACGAACTTGTTAAACGCATCCTCAAACGCTTTCACGTCGGGGTAACTTGGATACCACTTGACATCTGAAAAATCAAATTTAATCCCGTGACTAAACACACTCATATCATCTTCATTCCTAAAGATTTCTGGTATGTTTTCATCTACGAATAACTTGATAGCCGCAAGATCATCCGGTTCGTTCGTATAGAACACGGCCACTACATCACTTCTGTAACCCATCGTTCTCTCCTTCATTTAACATATCTGCAATCTTCTGACACACATCGTGCACTCTCGTGATAGAACACGGTCTTCCAACCAAAACTATCCTTGTCTCTCACGCAGTAGCCCACCACACGGATGATTTGGTTGTTGTCGTCCAGCTTTGTCACCCACTGCACAAAGTACGGTGCTTCCAACCTCTTGCGCAATTCTTTTGTGGTCGATACTCTTTCGGTGTTGTTTGCCTAACACTTGTTAGCCCTCCTTCTCAACACTTATCAACATCTTCAACGCCGATATCATTTGTTGAATATCGTCGGTCACAAACACCTCCTTTCGAATACGTGCATGTAGGATGGGGTCTTCACTCCACTTCAACAAGACAAACCGATACACTGGTAGCTCGTCTGATGAAAACATCCGACGTTCTGCACCCACTTGATAGTCGATATTGATTCGTCTGAGCACTCTCTCAAGGTGTTCAGCTTCCTCCCATGCCAACGGCCACGTCCCTCTGTTGGTCAGAGGCGCATACAAAGAGTCGCCTAACATTTGTTAGCCCTCTCACAGCAGGTCTTGGTTCTTGGTGTACCCAATCACTGAACGCCTTGGAACTGAACGCAATCGCTTGCTTGTCCTTGGCCTTGGCAATGTTGATAGCGAACACCGCTTGCCACTCGGCATCGAACCGCTCTAGGTATTCCATGAACGGTGCAATCGTGTCCTTAGTGATACGCGATATCGCGCCAAACACCACAATCGCACAAGCGCCCGGACTTGTCGGTACTTTCGTAGTCTTTGGATGCTCGATGGTTGACTCCCATGTTGGCAGTTGGTCAGCGAACTCGATGTACGCTTGCATGTCCCGCGCACCTGACTCACCCAGCGCACCAGTCAACGCCGCAATCACTGCATCGGGGTCGTTGTGTCTACGGGCTTCGCACGATGTTGCTTGCAGTTGCTAGAGAACGTGGAGATACGAACGCCTTCTGGGGTTTCTTGGGGTTGAAGATATAGGGGTTGTCCCCATGTCCATCGGTGTTAACTTGCCAACACATGAGGGAATCGGCTCACCCATGCACACACCTCCGGCTCGATACGTTGGGGATAGCCCACTCCAGCCACTGCTCAGCGTCCGGCTTGGCAATCGTTAGGGGTACTAAGCGATTCGCACTGTGTTGTTTCAGCGAGTCGCCCACCCCGTCGGTCGTCAAGTTACCAGTCAAGAACACGATGGTGTTGGTGTCCAGTGAAATGTCACCGAGTCGTGGGTTGGCCTTCTCGAACATGGGGTGAAGCATGTTCTTCACAGGGTCTGCACCCTTGGTGTACTCGTCGAGCATGATGACCACAGGCTTCTTCTCATGCACCTTGAACCGAGCGTTGGGGTAATAGCGTGTGGTCTTGGTTTCGTGGTCGATCACAGGCATTGCAATGTCGCCCAAGTCCATATTGGGTACGTCGATATACGCATAGTCGTATCCCAATTCCTCTGCTACTTGCTTGAGTAGCGATGATTTACCAATGCCCGGCTCACCTTGTAACAGGAAGATTGTTTCGGGGTTGGTACGGATAAGCGTTGCCGCTTGCTTCAAAGTCACTGACTTACCAAACTTTACTTCGTGACATTCTCTAACTCTCCTGATTTGCATAACATTTGTTATGCGGGGTTGAACAAACTAACACACGGACAAATTCACACTCACATATATAGTATACCACAAAGTTACATATATGTCGAGTTTTCAGCTCTGTTTTGCTTTGAACTCCTCGAACTCAGCCACCACCTTGTCTCGAACCTCCTTGCGTTCGAGCAATACCCGAATGAACAGGTCAGCGCCTTCGGCTCGTGCCTTGTATTAAGTGCGTACCCAGTAGCGAGTACGGCCCAGCAAAACAGTGCAATCTCTCCAATTGAAAACTCAATCATCTCTTTCTCCTCTGTGTTAAACGCTGCCTAACATTTGTTAGCTTGACTTCATCCATGTTAAACGCTACCTAACATTTGTTAGGGTTTCATCCGTGTGACTTCATCGCACGACTCGTAACAGGTTGGTCGATACTTTACCCATCGGCAACTTATCCCGCACCAATACCTCGTCGGCGTACCGCATGAACAGCACCTCATCCAGCAGGGGCACAAGGTGCTTTGCCTTCGCCCTCACCTCATCCGCTCGAATGTCCATCACATCGTTATCTTCCTTGAGCACCAGTGGCAAGTGCGGCCTTGTAGAAGTTGGTGTGCTTCATGTCCTCGGGTTGGTCAGCTCGAATCAATGCCTCGAACGTATCCGATGCCGCCTTGTACTGTTGTGGATTGACGTTAGCCCAATTCAAAAGTTTGTGCGCCACGCTTGTTCATACACGCATACTGACGCAGGTTTGCAACCGTACCAAACAACGACGCATACTCCTCTCTTGGTATCACCACCCCATCGAACTCGGTGTAGTACCGAACCTTGACCCGCTCGGTGCGCAGATTCACAAACGCCTTGAAGTACTTGTAGAACTCACCGTACCTCGCCCTAACATTTGTTATCGCCTTGCGGTTGAGTATCCAGCGTTCTTGTTGCTTGGCATCATGCACCACCCAGCGTCCGTCCTCCTTGGTCAAGGTCAGCTTGTCGCCATTCTTGATTGCGTACTTGTTGCCGTCGATCGTCAGCACGGTCGTGCGTCTCACGCCTTGCACATTGAACCCCAATATCCACGAAATGAATTGGTGCGTTGACACCGTGTCGAACCCATCGGTAAACACAACAACTCAACCGCCTGGCTTGAGCGTAATCACGGCAGTCTTATACAAGACCAGCTCAAAATCCTCTCCATTCTTGCGTATCTGATACTTGTCGCAGTCCTTCCTGTCACCCAACGGTCGAACCTCTGGGCAGTCGCCCACGAATGGGCGCAGTTGTCTCGTACTTTGCCAATGCTTCAGCGTAGGTTGCCACCTTCGCCACTCTCAGTATCGTTCTGTATCCCATCACACACCTCCCAATGTTTTGTATGCCTTAATTTTCTTTAGGCTTGGGTTGGCTAACTTGAACCTCTCCTTCGCCACCTTCATGTTCTTCGCTACGATACTCTCGGCAACCCAGTTGCTGAACCTATCGCACCACCCTGTCACATAGTATCTACCTAACATTTGTTATCCCCTCACAACATCCCACAATCAGGGCAACGGAAAGTCTGCCCTTTTATCTGCTTGCTCGTGTGCCCACATATACATGTGCGCTCGTATATCTCCAACCCAGTGGTTGACCCTGTGCGTATCACATTACTCACATGTTGACTGACTGCACTCAGCCTTGCACATACATCCGAATACAGAGCATGGGCTTTCGCTAAGTGTTCAGGCTCAGTCGCAGGGTTCTCCATCAACTTGAGAATCAACTCCTCAACGTGTTCCCTGAGTCTTGCGTATGTTTGACCACTGACGCAGGACAATCGTTTGTTTCCCTGTCGGCATACTCATATCTTCACCTCCATTTGCTTGAGAATCCGCATCCAATCTATCCTTGACAAAAACCATCTGAACAATGGTGTCGAACAGTCCTCGACAGAGCACCCGCAAGTTGTCTCCGTTCACAACTTAACCTCCTTCTGTCTAACCTTTACCTCATACCCAAGCATCTGTATGCGCTTGATGTCCTCTGGCAAAAGCGTTTTCGTCCCCGCAATGTCAGCAAAGATTTGCGCTTCCCCGCACACTGGGTATATCTTCGATTGCCCGTACACGTCTCTGACTTCCACCACGATGGTGTTGTTCTGTCCTTCTAACATTTGTTATCCTTTCAGTTCATCGGGTATCTCGACTCTGTCGCCGAGTTTGCTTGCCACATAACAGCGCATTGCCGCTTCGAGTGGGTGTTGCCCCATGTTCTACATACAGACATTCGGGATGCGAGGCTTCCCATTTACCTTCCGATACGCCCCATGTGCCGTCACCGCAACGCAGACCAATCTTCTCCTCTCAATGATCGGCCCACCGTCACCCCAGTGCTCGGATGGTTCAAACACATCCTCAACAAACCGTTCACACTGCGCCACTGCCCAGTCAAGGGCGCGTCCTGTCAGTTCACTTGTCTTTTTCTAACATTTGTTATTCCTCCATCTCAAAGTAGTCGTAGTCACGTTCAGCACCCGCGTACCTCTCCACTTTGAGCAAGCTCATCGCCTCGGTGATACAGCAGTGCGTGTCTTCCAAGTACGATGCTTGGTACTCGGCTGGGTTTCTCAGGTAGTTGCGCAGGTCAATCTCCACCGCTTGCAACAGTTTCAGTGCCTTCTCGTAGTCGTGTTCAGTCATGTGTGTTCTCCTTGGTTTGGATGTATTTCTTGAGGATTTGGATGTAGAAGAATATGTGGTCGTCGGGTTTGCCACATCCGTTCTCCATGAACAAGTCGTAGTCGTCCTCCTCCTCAGCAAGGTAATCAAGTACCCTTTTCAGTGCGGTCAATTCTTGGTCGGTCATACCATCTCTCCTCGTGTGTGCTTTTGGTTGGTGTTCTTCAACACTGTGGGTGCTGAAGTAGGGGTAACGAACTGATAATTACCCTTGCTGTATTCTTGGATGATGCACCAGCTCATGCGCTCGGTCATGGCACTGTGCTCTCGGTCACGCTCGCAGAATAAGCAGAACGCTTGGTAACGCGATGTTGGTACATCGCTCACCGCCAGTCAATACATTCTTTCCATCCGTCTAACATTTGTTATCCCTCCCTTGATTCTTGGTTTGCCCATGCAATGAATGCCTCGGCATCAGCGTGGTGTTGGATGCGCACTGTGTCTTCTATGGTTTGTGCAATGGTGTTGAGCATCACATGGATAGCGGTCATGACAGCCGCAGGGTTGTCGGACGCATTGGCGATTTTTTGGGCATAGTTGTATGCGTCACCGATGGAGTCTTGGGTTGCGAACAGTGGGCTGTACAAGCCCGATGCAATGGCGAGAACTTCTTTGTCTAACATATCTAACCTTTCTGATTTATAACAAATGTTATGTTTTGGGTTTTGGCTGGGTGAAATTGGTTTTCTCCCAACCAGCTTATATTATACCACATAGTTACAATATTGTCAAATTTTTTGGGCGGGCTTTGGGCAAGTGTATTGTTACGAAAATAGGTGTGTTTGGGATGTTATGGAAAAGGCAATGTTATAAGTGAGTTTTGAAAATATAACGCAAAAACGTAACGCGGGAAAAGTCAATGAAATCAAGTAGTTAGAAGAAAAAATAGTGTGTAATGTTATAATGTTACTGAAAAAAAATATAATATAGCGGTGAACTTGACAATGTCAAGTTGTAGATGGGCGTGATGAAATGCACTTGCTGAAGAACTCGTTTTAACAGGTTTTCATATTACCCTTGTAACATTATAACATATAACATTGCTTTAAAATCAATGACTTACGAAGGGTGTTGTGTAACAAAGACACTTTTTTTATAACATTTGTTACGCGACGGGGCTACCCGCGCAGAGAACTGGTCTAGTCTAAGGGTTTCCCCTAATAGAAAAACCCGAAAATAACGATACACTGCGTGCAGTGTATCGCTTTACCGAGCTGTGGCTACCCCCGCACAGAGAACTGGTCTAGTTGAAATAGGCGGGCAAAATAAAAACCCATCATAACAATTGTTATGATGGGCAGACGCAAAAAAGCCCGCATGAAGCGGGCTTAGGATTAAGAGGGTAAATATAACAATTGTTATGAATTGACCAAGTTTTGGTATTCAGCCAGTATCCGATTGTGACCTGCGATTGCTTCGCCCTCAGTGTCATAATGACCGAGAACATTACTATCCTCACCCTCGAAAACACAAGTCTCATACAAGTCGGGCGCATCAGGGCGAACCTTCCAAAGCAAAACAGTCGAAATTCTTACGCCATTGATAACATTGAGTGAAACATGATGAACCATAAAACCCTCCGTTGATTTATAACAAATGTTATAAATAGGGGAGGGAAAACCCTCCCCTATTTGATTAGCCTAACTCGTCAATGTTGCCACCGAGGATAGAGTAAGCAGTCATCAATTCACCTTTGACTTCGGACGCCTTGCAATCCTTGCCCGCTTCCTCTGCTTTGAAGATGCGGTTAATCATGGTTTTCAATTCTGCGAGGGTTTTGGTATCGGTATCAACCTCGCCACCCGCTACACTGTTACCCGCAGTGACATACCCGCTCGCCTCTTTTACCCGTTGCCAGTAAACATTGATTGTGGCTTCACCAAAACCCTCATCTTTAAAAGCCTGAACGAATAACTTGCGTTCGTCATTGATACCCGCTTTTGAGCTTACCCTTAAGCTCGTACCACTTAGAAGTGACATTGCCTTCATTGTCGACAAGGTCAAAGGCAGAGTCTAAACCGCTAGCATAAGCTTTCAAAACCTGACCCGTCTTTTTCGCTGACTTAACTAAGTCAGTGCGTAAGTCAGCCAGAGGGACGACAGTGGTAGTACCTACTTGCGTGACAACCGCTTGATTCACTTGATTGAGTGCATTCATTTTCTAACCTTTCAAAATTTTCTAACATGAAACATAACTTTTGTTATGTATGCAACCGCTTCCTCGTTTGCATGGGTATATTATACCACGAAATAAGGGACAATTCAAATATATCGTAAAAAATAAATCTATGTATATCGGGGTATGGGCAAACGAATATTCTCATCAAATCTATAAGAACCCCACCACCCCAAAAATAGGCAAAAGGGAGGTGGCGGCTATACACAGTGTGTTGCACACCCAATCCCCAACTTCATACTTTTCATAACAATACCCCCCCGTACCCCAATACTTTTTTTCTGACGGGACCAAATAATTCATTTCCTATAACAACACCCCCCGGGTAGGATTCCTCACCTCCCCCGCTTGCCCCCTATATATTTTCTCGTTACAGTCCGGCCACTCCCATTCACGTGGTGCTTATGATTCAACTTGAACCTACTTCGGAACATCCAATTCCGTTTGACCTATCTGATGAGCAACCAAAAACTCATGCAGATAGCGTAGCCATCGCTGTAAACACAGTCGATCTGATCGAAACCCTCGGACCCAGCATAGACTTCAACACCGAAGACTTGGGCAAAGCTGCTGAGCTGATGACGGGGGCAAAGAAACCCAACGTACCAAGGACGATGTCCAAGTCTGCCGAAGCTGCTGCGGCGCACCATTTGGTAAAGAAGTTTGATTTCCAAGCGTTCTCCGATGCGCTCCAAGCCAGAAACTTCATCACAAACAAACTGATTGAACTGGCCGACAACGGTGACCCAAAGATTGAGTTGAAAGCACTGGAGCTGCTGGGCAAGCACTCAGACATTGGCCTCTTCACCGAGCGCAGCGAATCACAGTCCACCACACAACTTCCTCCTCGCTTGAGAACTCAATCAAAGAGCGGATCAAACGCCTGCTCAATACGGACGTGACGGACATTGCACCGCTGGACGATCTGGATGCTCAGCTAGGGGCAACCAAGCCGGACCTGATTGAAGACCTCGGCCCAGAGGACGAGCCACCCCAAGATAGCGAAGAAAAAGCAGATGAGTGACATCTCACTCAAGGACATTGAAACCCTGATCCACTCGGGCAGGCTGTCGGAGTCGGACTTACGGGTACTAGAGGCGCAGTTAACTAAATTGGAGAAGCTCAAAGATCGTGAGCTTGCCCAGACTCGGTTCCGTAAAGCTGTCGTGGAGAGACGTCTGGCCGACCTTACCATTTCAGGCAGGCACCACAAGAGAATGGCCGAGGCGTTCTGAGCGGGTGGCCAGAGGCGAGTGCAAACGGCTCATAATCAACATGCCACCCCGCCATACCAAGTCAGAATTCGCGTCATCCTGCTCCCAGCGTGGTTTTTGGGTAAATTTCCGCGACAAAAAAGGTGATCCAAGCGTCCCACACAGCTGAATTGGCGGTGGGATTCGGGCGAAAAGTGCGTAATTTGGTGGATTCGGACGTCTACCACTCGACTTTTCCCGGATTTGAGCCTGCGAAGTGACTCGAAAGCGGCAGGACGGTGGAACACCAGCAAGGGCGGTGACTATTTTGCGATCGGTGTGGGCGGTGCGGTGACCGGTAAAGGTGCTGACGTACTAATAATAGATGACCCGCACTCAGAACAAGAGGCGGCGATGGCCGCGAGCAACCCAGATGTGTACGACAAGGTGATTGAATGGTACACCTCAGGACCAAGGCAGCGTCTTCAACCCGGTGGGGCGATCGTCATCGCGGATGACTCGCTGGTCTCAAAGAGATTTGACTGGCCAAGTGTTGAAAGCTGCGGCGCAACGCTCGGGCGAGGACTGGGAGGTGATCGAGTTCCCTGCGATACTGCCCTCGGGTAATCCCCTATGGCCAGAGTTTTGGAGTTTGGAAGAGCTGGAGGCGCTCAGAAACGAGCTGCCCAACGCCAAGTGGCAAGCGCAGTACCAGCAAAACCCAGTGGGCAACGAGTCAGCCATCGTCAAGCGAGACTGGTGGAAGTGGTGGGAGCATGACAACCCACCCCGCTGTGAATACATCTTGCAGACATGGGACACGGCGTTCGAGAAGAACAACAGGGCCGACTACTCTGCTGGCACGACGTGGGGCATCTTCCATCTGGACGAGGACAGAGGCGCACCCAACATCATCTTGCTCAATACATATAAGAAGCGGTGGAGTATCCGGACCTGAAGAGAGACGTGCTCAGGGAGTACAGCGAGTTTGATCCGGACAGGGTCCTAATAAGAAGAAGGCATCCGGTGCGCCGTTGATCTATGACTTGAGGGCGATGGGCATACCTGTGCAGGAGTACACCCCGAGTAAAGGCCAAGACAAAATTGCCCGTCTCAACGCAGTCAGCGACATAATCGCGTCTGGGAAAGTATGGGTACCACAAACACGATGGGCAGAAGAGTTGGTCGATGAGATCGCAGAGTTCCCGTCAGGCGAACACGATGACTTGGTGGACGCGACAACTCTTGCGCTCATGAGATTTAGACAAGGTGGGTTCTTGCGTTTACCCAGCGATGAACCTGAAGACATTCGGTATTTTCAAAGGTTACCGCAAAGAGCGGTACTTACACAGTGTAAGGACTAATCATGGCAATCAGCAAAGGCTTGTATTCAGCACCGCAAGGCATCCAAGAACTCGTTCCAGAGGGCGCACCCGACATTGAGATCGAGATTGAAGACCCGGAAGAAGTCAACATTGGCATCGACGGTATTGAGATCAATCTAAAGCCAGAGAAAGAAACGGCCAAGGACTTCGATGCCAACTTAGCTGACTTCATGGACGATAGCGAGTTACAGTCTTTGGGGATGGAGTTAGTCGAAGACTTCGACAAAGATATTCAAGACCGACGCGATTGGATCAAGACCTATGTCGATGGGTTAAAACTGCTTGGCTTGAACTACGAAGAGAGAACAGAACCTTGGCAAGGTGCGTGTGGCGTGTTCCACCCCATGCTCACCGAAAGCGTAGTCAGGTTCCAGTCTGAGGCCATGATGGAAGACGTTCCCAGCGATGGGACCTGTGAAGACGCAGATCGTTGGTGCGATAGACCAACTGCGTGAAGAAGCCGCTGCTCGCGTGCGCGAGGATACGTGAACTACCAGCTGACCGAAGTGATGGTCGGAGTACCGCCCAGAGCATGAGAAGCTACTGTGGTCACTCGCCGCTCGCCGGCTCGGCGTTCAAAAAGGTCGTACTATGACCCGGCAAAGGTACGCCAAATTGTCGGTGTTTATTCCCGCAGAAGACATCGTTGTCCCGTACGGCGCGAGTCAGTTTGGAGAGCGCAGAGCGTGTCACCCATGTGATGCGCAAGACCGAGAACGAGGTCGAGAAGTTGCAAGACGCAGGCTTCTACAGAGATGTTGACTTGGGCGACCGGCTATGACCTTGATGATGTTGAGAAGCAAAAGGCCGAAGAGAATGGCATGTCAGCCATTCAAGATGACCGCTTCCGTGTCTTGGAAATGCATGTAGACATTGACCTTGAGGGCTATGAGCATACAAGCGATGAAGGCGAGAAGACAGAAATCGCCCTGCCTTATGTGGTTACCATTGAAAAGCAACCCGCACAATCTTGATCTATTCGGAGAAATTGGTACGAAGGAGATGAACTCCACATCAAGCGTCAGCACTTCGTCCACTACCAATACATCCCCGGATTCGGGTTCTATGGGTATGGTCTTATCCATCTTATCGGGGGCTACGCCAAGTCCGCCACCATGCTCATTCGACAACTGGTGGATGCGGGCACTCTATCAAACCTACCCGGCGGCCTCGTAGTCCAGAGGACTGCGCATCAAAGGGGACGACACCCCCATCCAGCCCGGAGAGTTCAGAGACGTAGATGTCCCAAGCGGCTCGATCAGAGACAACATCCTTCCCCTGCCTTACAAAGAACCCAGTCAGGTTTTGTTTGCGTTTATTCCAGACTATCGTAGAAGAAGGCCGGTCTTTTGCCTCCTCTGGCGATATGAATGTGTCATGACATGAGCGCCAACGCTCCAGTTGGCACAACCTTGCTTTGTTCGAGCGCCAGCTTAAGGTCATGGGCGCAGTTCAGTCCCGTATGCATTATTCAATGCGTCAAGAGTTCAAGCTCTTGAAGACCATCATCGCCGACTACACACCAGAGGACTACGCCCTACGAGCCACTGAACGCAGGGTCGCATGAGCCAAGACGTCCAGACTACGACTCCACGCGGACGTCATCCCAGTCGAGCGATCCCAACGCAGCCACGATGGCCCAGAAGATTGTGCAGTACCAAGCGGTTCTTGCAGCTTGGCCCAAACAGCTCCTGCAGTTGTACGACTATGCCCCTGCTGCACCGTCAGATGATTGAGGTGTTGGGTATCAAGAATGCGTCAAGCCGCGTGCCGATCGACGACGAGGCGATGCCGACAGACCCAGTGCAGGAGAACCAAGACCTCCTGACCATGAAGCCCGTCAAGGCGTTCATCAAGCAGAACCACGATGGCGCATATCCAAGTTCACATGGCTGCGATACAGAGACCCGAAGATCAGCAGTTGATGCAGATGAACCCACAAGCGCAGGCGATCATGGCCGCAGCGATGGCGCACATCAACGAGCACATTGCGTTCGAGTACCGCAAACAAGTTGAGATGGCGATGGGTATGCCACTCCACCCAAAGACGAGAACGACAAACCCGTCAAGTTGGCCCCCGAAGTGGCCGACCAGATTGCGATGTTGGCCGCACAAGCCTCACAACAACTGTTGCAAAGAGACCAGACAACAAGCTCAGCAGATGCAAGCACAGCAGAAGATGCAAGACCCGATCGTGCAGATGCAGATGCAGGAGTTACAGCTCAAGCAGCAAGACTTGCAGCTGAAGCAACAGAAACAACAGATCGACGCTGCTGCCAAGGCAGACCAGCTGGAGATCGAGAAAGCCCGCATTGAAGCGCAGTAAGAAATCGCTGCTATGCAGGTCGCGGCCAACGCAGCCGCTGCAAAAGACAAGCTGAACAAACAGATGGAAGCTGAAGGATTCGTATGGGCATTGACGCTGCAAAACACCGCGCTCAAATGGCCGTACAACAAGCGCAACGGGCAGCGCAAAACCGACAACCGCCCAGCAAACCTAAAAGAAGGATTAAACGTGGATGAACGGACAAGTATCTGAACTCAGCTTGGTAGATAGAGCGAAATCAACAAGTTACGAAGACGACGTTGCATTCGTTGCCGCGGGTCTGAGCCATCAATTTTGACGAGTATCGCCATGTCTGCGGGGTGGTCGAGGTCTGACCTACGCAGAAACCCTCGTGAAAGACCTTGCGAAGAAGATGGAGTATAGCCGATGACTGAGTTTGATGTCGCTGCAATTGATCTATCTGGCGTCCTTAACAAAACACCAGAAGAGAAAGCCAAGCAGTTGCCAGATCCCAAAACCTTTCGCCTTTTGTGCGTTGTTCCCGAAGCAATGGAGGAATACCAAGACAGCAAAGTGGGTTTATTGAAAGATTCAAAAACCATGCATTACGAAGAGGTGCTGACCCCAGTCCTGTTTGTAATCAAGCTGGGCCCAGATGCCTACAAGGATGCAACCCGGATTCCCCAATGGGCCATCTTGTAAGGAAGGTGACTTTGTCATCGTCCGCCCCAATTCAGGCACTCGCCTGAAGATCCACGGCCGTGAATTCCGCATCATCAACGATGACTCTGTGGAAGCGGTGGTGGAAGACCCGCGCGGAATCACCCGCGCTGCATAAGGAGAAAGCATGGCACAACCAGAAATTCGACGACGACCTATGACCTTTCCCCGATGATGTGACAAGTCAGCGCCGATAGCTGATGACAAGTTTCAGATTGAAGTGGAGGACGATACCCTGAGCAAGACAGCAGGCAAAAAGCCCCTCCAGCAGAAGGTGGATGACCCGACTGATGAAGAGTTAGTCTACGTATGACGAAAAAGTTCAGCAGCGGATCAAGAAATTTACCCGTGGCTACCACGATGAACGCCGAGCCAAAGAAGAGGCTTTGCGCGAACGCGAGGCTGCCGGAACAGTTTGCGCAAAGAGGTTCTATGAGGAAAACAAACGCCTTCAAGAACCAGCTAAAAAGCGGCAGTGAAGTACTTCATTGAGCAGAACACAATCAACTGCCGCAAATGCAGCTTGACGCCGCCAAGAAGAAGTACAAAGAAGCCTACGAAGCAGGCGATGCGGACGCCCTAGCTGAGACGCCCAGACAGCGATCGCCGAAGGCAACCTCTGAGGCTCGACAAGTGCCCGTGGCATGAGGCCGATTCCGATTGAAGAGCCGGAGCATCCCTCCTGCCCCAAGCGCCAAAAGCCATAACCTTACACCCCGCACCCAGAAATGGGTTGAACGCCAATTCAAAGATTGGTGGGGCGTCGGATGACGAGATGACGATGGCCGCAATGGGTATTGACAGGAAGTTACAGAGGGAGTATGGTGCGGATTACGTGGGTACTGAAGAGTACTTCACAAACCATCGACAAAACGATGCGCAAAAGATTTCCTGAGCACTTTAATGATGTTAACAGAGCCACGAGGATGACGAACCGCCTCCCGACAAAGAACGTCAGAACCGGTTGACGAGGACGAAGATGACACCCGCGCCGTGCAACAAGAAACTACTTCGCCTGTGGCCCCGGCCTCGCAGAGTACACCACCTGCCCGTGTTCGTTTGGAGGCATCAGAAGCTGCGACTGCGCGTCGCCTTGGGTTCCTATTGAAGAATATGCAAGACAGGTTGCTTTACTTAGAAAAGGTGCTTAATCATGGAAAACGTAGAAACAAAAAAATCGCAGAACCGTTTGGATCGTGCGTTGGATAGCCGAGTGCAAGCTCACAGAACCTATTGGCAGGACTCCTGAAGCGCTACCTATGCCGGACGAACGTCCCGGTTGGAAACATGTTACATCCGTTTGAGTACGCTTGGGCAAGCAGACCCCAGCAACATTACTAAGTTACGTGAGAGGATATCAAACCATACAGAGCGGAAGACTATCCTGAACTCATGATGCACGCTGCCACCGAAGGTCGCTTTAAAGGCGGCATTGAAATTGGCGGGCTGTTGCTCTGTCGTATCCCTGCGGAGTTCATGGAACAACGTGCACAGCACTTTGAGAATTTGAACAAAGCACAAATGGATTCGGTGGACAACAATTTCCTTCGTGAACGTGACGCTCGATCGAATATGGCGTTATTCGCTGATAAGAAGTCGAAAGTCACTTTCGGTTCTGGTTCTTAAATTTAGGAGTCTCAAATGGCTTACCCCACCGTTGACAAGCCCTATGGCTTGAAGCCGATCAATCTGATCTGGTGGACAGGTGTTTGCCGGAGAAACAGTCAAGCTCGTCATCGCTGATCTCAGGTACTGGTTACAACACCAATATCTTTTACGGCGACGTCGTGACCACTTGCATCTGGCAGGCACTATTCGAAAATGATCACTGGCACTACCACCGCCACCCCCGTGCGGTGTGTTCATGGGCTGTCAGTACACAAGCGCCGTCACCGGCCAGCTGACCTTCTCGCAGTACTACCCTGCAAGTTTGGCAGTTAAGACTGGCTACAACCATCTTGGCTTTCGTAGCAGATGATCCCGACCAACTGTTCAAAGCTGTGTCAGCGTCGCTGGCACAACCGCTGATGACGCGACTTCAGGCTTGTTGCCCAGCTTACTTGGGTCGCACTGTGATTGGCTCAAACGCTCGCTCTGGTGCAAAACGCAGGCTCCACCACCACAGGTGACAGCTACCGTCGGCGATTTATACCGCCGCTGGCGCTAACCACTACGATCAGCTTGCCAATCCGCATCATCGACGTCGTGCCCGACACCGCTAGACTCCAGCGGCAACTTCTGCGAAGTTGATAGTCAAGTGGAACGCGCCGTATTCACCCTCGCTGACTGGAACACCTAATACCAGTACATGGGCCGGTGGTCATCAGTACCTCAACCCACTGGCGTCTGATAAGGAGTAAATACATGGCTATTTCACGCGCACAACTACTGAAAGAGCTGCTCCCCGGCCTGAACGCCTTGTTCGGTATGGAGTACGCTCGCTACGGCGAAGAGCACAAAGAAATCTACGAAACCGAGACTTCTGAGCGTTCCTTTGAAGAAGAAACCAAACTGTCTGGCTTCTCTGCTGCACCAGTCAAGAACGAAGGTTCTGCCATTGCTTATGACAATGCGCAGGAAGCATGGACCGCCCGCTATACACCACGAAACCATCGCCTTGGGTTTCTCAATCACTGAAGAAGCGATTGAAGATAACCTGTACGACAGCTTGTCTGCTCGTTACACCAAGTCCTTGGCTCGTGCAATGGCTTACACCAAGCAGGTCAAAGCTGCTGCGGTTCTGAACAACGGCTTTAGCTGCTACGCTACACCGGTGGTGACGGCGTTAGCTTTGTTCTGCAACCTCGCACTCCGTTGGTTTCTGGTGGTACTAACAGCAACACTCCCGCTACCGCGTGTGATCTGAACGAAACTTCTTTGGAAGCTGCCGTGATCCAGATCGCTGCGTGGACTGATGAACGTGGTCTGTTGATCGCCGCCAAGCCTCGTGAAGATGATTGTTCCCCCTGCACTTGATGTTCGTTGCTAACACGTTTGCTGGACACCGAACTCCGTGTTGTCTACTGCTGACAACGACATCAACGCCATTAAGCACAATGGGTGCAATCCCCGAAGGCTACACCGTCAACCACTTCTTGACCGATACCAACGCTTGGTTTCTGACCACCGACGTTCCTAACGGTATGAAGCACTTTGTGCGTACACCGCTGGCATAACTCAATGGACGGCGACTTCGACACTGGCAACGTTCGCTACAAGGCTCGTGAGCGTTATAGCTTCGGCTGGTCTGATCCTCTCGGTATGTGGGGTTCTTCTGGTTCGTCCTGATAAGCGACAGAGAAAGGGGCCTTGCTGTCCCCTTTTCTTTTGCGTGTATATTGCGATTAATCCGGGCTTTCCGGTGCATCTGACAGTCCCGGCTGACGTACATGCAGACAGATGCACCTTAACTTGCATGTAAGGAAAAATCATGGCATCGTACTACATTTCAAGGCCCAGTTCGGTCGTTGGCTGGTGTTTATACCCAAGGCCCCGGCTACTGTTGTTGCAATCACTTGCTTCTACCACACTGAACCCTATTGACCACGGTGGTCGTATCCTTACTGTTGGCGGCACATTGGCTGCAGACCTTACATTGACTCTGCCCACCATCAACGTCTCAACCAACCCAGCTACTATCTGGCCCCGGCTCATGACCCCAACACTGCGAACAACGAAGGTGTGCGCTACACCATTTGGGTTCCCACGACCATCGCTACCAGCTCTTTGAAGATTGGCACAGACGGCACTGACAAGTATGTTGGTTCTTTGTTGTCTGTGGATACCGATTCTTCTGGCGCAATGGTTGGCTTTACCGCAGCATCATCTAACGACTTCATCAACCTGAACGGCGGCACTACTGGCGGCGTGGCTGGTACATGGGTCAAATCGTTGCAGTTGCTGCCAACAAGTACATGGTCACTGGCGTTGTTCTTGGTACTGGCTCTGTTGCCACACCGTTTGCTGATTCCTAATCTAGGAGCCAATCATGGCGATGCAATATGACGTCAAATCGGCGCACACGAATACCTCTGGCGTCAGTTGTAGCGGTTTTCAGCGCGAATCAAAGGGTTTTCGATTTGTGCGACCGCCAGGCCATGCTGGGACTTTGCAGTTGAAAGACGGCGGCTCCAGCGGCACTGTGCTGCTGGAAGTGGACATCCCATCCAACTCAAACCCCAACTCGTTCTACACCTTGATTCCCGGCGAAGGCATTCAGTTCAACACAAACGTGCTATGCGACGTTGACCAACATTGCAAGCGTGACGGTGTTCTATGGCTAAGTCCCCTGCATGGCAGCGCAAGGAAGGGAAGAATCCAGAGCGGAGGCTTGAACGCCAAAGGTCGGGCTTCCTACAACGCAGCGAATCCCGGGAAGCCGGGGTTGAAGCGTCCTCAACCCGAGGGCGGCAAACGCCGCGACTCTTTCTGCGCACGCATGAAAGGGATGAAAGCGAAGCTTACGAGCGCCAAGACCGCCAACGATCCAGATTCGAGGATTAACAAGAGCCTTCGTGCATGGAACTGCGCAGATGGTGGCTATGTCACCAAAGCAGACGGATGCGCCACCAAGGGCAAAACAAAAGGCAAGTTTGTCTAAATGGACCCAAACACAATTTGGTCAGGCGTTTTATCGGCCCTGCTTGCAGGTCTTTGGTTTTTCATTCGTGAGAAACTGGAAGATGTCAAGCGGATTGAACGCTTGCTAAACATTACACGCGAGGAGATTGCCCGTGATTACGCGACTAATTCAGAAGTGCAAAGAGTTACTGACCACATTGACCAACGCTTTAACCGGCTTGAAGCAAAAATTGACCAACTCCTTCTAAGTCGAAAGCCTGATGATGCCAAGCAGTAGCAGTAAACAACACAATTTCATGGCGGCGGTGGCCAACAACCCGGCGTTTGCCAAGAAAGCTGGAGTCCCAGCAGTCAGTGGGAAAAGAGTTCGTCAACGCCGACAAAGGCATGACGTTCAAAAAGAGCGACTCTGGGTCTCGCCCCGATTTGCAAAAAGTTAACAAATCCACAACCCTTCACGGTAAAAATTCAATGTTCGCAAAAGGAGGCGATATGAAAGAGTCCAAGGCTATGGCCAAGAAAGAAATTTCGTTCATGGAGAAAAAGGGCGCGCCCAAATCTATGGTCAAACACGAAAAAGAGGAGTACGGCATGAAAAAAGGCGGTATGAAGAAAATAGCTTCTGGCGGTATTACTTCTGCCAAGATGGGCAAAGTCACTGCTGGTGGCAAAAAAGCTTTTGGCGAACACTCTGTTCAAGCCAAGGGCCACACCAAAGGCACTCAAGGTCAAGATGGCCGGTTCTAAACCACTGGGCATGAAAAAGGGCGGCAAAGCTTACTGCTAAGGAGTAGTCATGGGTGACGATCTCGAAAAAACCAAAGAAGCACCAAAAGATATCGACGGTGCTTCTGCTGGACGCAAGTTCAAAAAAGGCGAACCCGGTATGCCCGAACAGCCCGGCCAAGACATTCGTGTCGATGGCAAAAAGGTAAAAGGCATGGCCAAGGGCAGGCTCAGCTTCTTCTCGTGCCGACGGTATTGCTCAACGTGGCAAAACTCGCGGAAAAATGGTGATGTGCGGCGGTGGCTACGCAAAGGGCAAAAAATGATGGCCTCTCGCGGTATGGGCGCAATCAACCCGTCAAAGATGCCGGGCAAGAAGGTGATCCATCGCAAGGACAAGCCGCAGGATGTGGCCATGTACGCCGAGGGCGGGAAGGTCAACGCCGCTGGAAACTATACCAAGCCAGAACTGCGTAAGCGGATTGTGGCTCAGGTCAAAGCTGCGGCAACCCAAGGCACTGGCGCAGGTCAGTGGAGTGCGAGAAAAGCACAGCTTGTAGCTAAAAAGTATAAAGCTGCTGGCGGAGGGTACAGAGATTGAAAGCACCGCAGCAATCCCTGAAAGATTGGACGGCGCAGAAGTGGCGTACCAAGTCAGGGAAGCGTTCATCCGACACCGGTGAGCGGTACTTACCTGAGAAGGCAATCAAAGCCCTGAGTCCAGCCGAGTATGCGGCAACGACAAGGGCTAAGAGCAGGTAAGAAGGCTGGAAAACAATTTGTTTCCCAACCAAAGGGCATAGCCAAGAAGACAGCGGGGTACAGATAATGGCTGAGAAGTGGATACAGAAGGCAATCAGAGAAACCCGGAGCCTTGCGTGAATCGCTGGGGGTCAAGGGCGACAAACCCATCCCAGCCAAGAAGCTGGCTGCCGCCGCTGGGAAGAGCCAGGTAAGACTGGCCAGCGTGCTCGGTTTGGCTCAAACCTTGAAGAAATTGGGTAAATAATGGCGGCAGAGCCTCCGGCAACTCATCGTTTAATCTTGACCTGACAGAGCTGGTCGAAGAGGCGTTTGAACGCGCCGGTGGTGAGATGCGCACCGGGTATGACCTGCGTACAGCACGGCGTAGCCTGAATATCATGTTTGCTGACTGGGCAAACCGAGGCATCAACCTTGTGGACGATAGAACCCGGCACGATTGATTTGGTTCAGAGGCCAAAACACCTACGCCCTGCCCAGACGACACCATTGACCTGTTGGAACACGTTATCCGCACTGGAGCAAACGTAGCCGCAACTCAGGCCGACCTGACCATTCACTCGCATCAGCGTCTCCACCTACGCTACGATCCCCAACAAGATTACTCAAGCCAGACCCATTCAGGTTTGGATTCAACGCTACAACGGCCAGACTTCGCCGACAGGCTTGACGATTGACCAAGCTGGCGGGATTGCGGCATGGCGCAACACAGATCACCCTGAACTCGACCGTTGGCCTACCAGCTTCTGGCTTTGTCGAAGATCGACAACGAGATCATCAATTACGGCTACATCGACGGAAACACGCTGTACAGCTGCTTTGGTGGTCAGCAAAACACCACAGAGGCAAGCCATACAGATGGCACAGCCGTCTATTGGCAGCAGGTTCCAGCGATCACCGTCTGGCCGACGCCGGACAATGCACAGCAGTACCAATTTGTGTATTGGCGCTCTGCGCCGTACTCAAGACGCCGGTGGCGGTGTCAACATCATGGACGTGCCGTTCCGCTTCATCCCCTGCATGGCGGCTGGCCTGTCGTACTACATTGCTGGAAAGATTCCCTATGGGCATGGAGCGCATGCCCATTTCTCAAAGCACAGTATGACGAGGCTTGGGAACTTGCCGCCTACGAAGATCATGAGAAAGCAGCTTTGAGGCTTGTACCCCGTCAAACCTACATTGGGAGGTAACGATGGGTAATCGGTTTGCCAGTCAGGCAAATACGCAATTGCTCAGTGCGACCGCTGCGACCAGCGGTTTAAACTGAAAGTGCTTGAAGACGCGAGATTATCAAAACCAAGAACTTACGACCTGTTGGTTTGTCCTAGAGTGCTGGGACCCCGACCAGCCTCAGTTGCAGCTTGGGTATGTTCCCGGTGGACGACCCGCAGCTTTTAGGAATCCACGCCCTGATCGCAGCTACATTTACTCTGGAACAAACGGGTTGCAGATTGTCCCGACAGGAACCAGTCGAACAAGGCGCTGGAACGGTTGAAGGTGGTAGCAGAATCTTTCAGTGGGGGTGGAACCCCGTGGGCGGGTCAAGGGCCAAGTGATGATGGGCTGACACCAAATAACTTGGTGTTAACAGTAGAACTTGGTACAGTTACGGTAGCAACGACATCAGGAGTCGATGATGGACACAAAACAGGTAAAAAAGATTGCTGACAAAGAGGTGAAAGCCCATGAGCAGCGTATGCACCCCGGTGCAAAAAGATGGCGTGCTGGCGGTAAAACCAACAGCGCACATGCTTAAGTATGGCCGCAACATGGCCAAAGTCGATTAACCAGCGTTCTTCTGGTCGCGGAGGCTGATATGGCTGATTACACCGAACAACCCAGAAATACATGCCCAATTCCGTCGTTGTGGGCGAAGCCGACAACAAAAAGTATTTGAAAGACATGAATGTGTCTGTCGCAAATACCCGTAGCGGTGAATACAAGCCTGTCAAAACTGGCGGTATCAAAATCCGTGGCAGCTGGCGCGGCTACCAAAGGCGTGATGGCACGAGGCCCAATGGCATGACCTACACCGAGTTGAATCGCTGCAATTCAAAGCTATACGGAGAATACGTTCCCTGAGACGTACCTGTATAGCGGCTCTACTGTGCCACAGACCCAGTTGAATACCTTTATTCAACAGGCCGAGCAGCGTATTTTCAACACAGTTCAATTCCCATCGCTTGCGCAAAAACCAATACACACCAATCAACGGCAAATAACAAATACGTTTCGCTACCAAATGACTTCTTGTCTGTGTATTCGTTGGCTTTGATTACGGGCGTGACTGGCGGTAATCTTGACACCGGCACGTTTGAGTATTTGTTGAACAAGGATGTGAACTTCATCCGTCAGAGCGTATCCCGCACCAAACTGACACCGGCGTACTCGAAATACTACGCGCTGTTTGGCCCGACATAATCTCGGGTGCAAGTTCAGCAGTCACCAACGAGTTGTCAGCTTCATTCTTGGCCCAACACCTGATGCGGCGTATTACGTCGAGCTGCATTATTACTATTACCCAGAGTCAATCACAACTGCTGCGCTGGCTGGTCAAACTTGGCTGGGCGACAACTTTGATTCTGTTCTGTTGTACGGATCGTCTGGTTGAAGCCTACACATTATATGAAGGGTGAGACAGACATCATGGCCTCTCTATGACGGCAAGTACAAAGAAGCACTTGCGTTGGCATCAACGTCTGGGTGATGGTCTGGAGCGTAGCGATGCGTACCGCAGCGGACAGGCTAGAGTCAAGCTGCCGCTGCCTCAGAATAACGGGGGTACGATTGATGGCGTTTTACGCGGAAACTATCTCATGCAACACGTTACGCAGTGGGCTTGGCCGACGGCGTCGATTAACCTGTCAACAGACACGTTCCGGCTGGCTTTGTACACCAACGCAGCGACGTTGGATGCAAACCACAACCGCAGTACACAGCCACCGGAGAAGCGTCTGGCGGAAACTATGTGGCTGGCGGTAAGATCGTGACCGCCACCGTCTCGTCTGCAGACAACTGCGTCTGGTAGCGTTGTGTATGTGTCATTCTCGTCTCCGTCTTGGACGGGCCAAATAACCGCTCGCGGTGCGTTGATCTACAAAGCGGGCGACAAACGGCGCGGTCTGTGTTCTTGACTTTGGAAATGACAAAACATTCAACCACATACTTTCACCGTGACGATGCCTGCAAACACCAGCACGTCAGCTCTTATAAGGAGTTGTTTAATGGCACTCGTCACAACAACCAGAAGGCGAAATGGATCGTCTCTCTCCTTGAGAAAAAGGAAGGCATCGTCGATAATGAGAATGAATACACCACATGGGTGGAGTATTGGCTGGATGGGGAGCTTGTCCACCGTTCGGCGCATGTGACCTGAAGAAACCGCCTGTGTTTGCTGGCGGTGAAGCAGCTTCGTTTTAAGGAGAAATAAAGTGGCAAATACCCAATCCATGTGTACCTCTTTCATGGGCGAGCTGATGACAGCTACGCACAATTTTGGTACTGCACCATCCGCGCAGCATCCACCGCCGACACCTTTAAAGGTGCGTTGTACTTGGCTTCGGCCACCATCAATGCGTCAACCACAGCCTATTCTTCTACCGGAGAAGTGACTGGCACTGGTTATTCACCCGGCGGTGTGACGGTGACCAACGCGAACCCGCCCACAGCAACAAACGCATCGGCTACCGCTGGCGTGGCTTTCTGGACACCTTCTGCCAGTTTGACCTATACATCGGTGACTTTGACCACGGCGTTTGATGCAGTGCTGATTTACAACTCTACCCCAGAGTAATCAGGCGGTGTCTGTCCACACGTTTGGTTCTCAGACCATTACGGCTGGTACGTTCACTCTGACCATGCCCTCCAACACAACTTCCACAGCACTGTTGCGTTTGGCGACAACCTGAGCGGAGGCGGCGTTAGCCGTAAGCCATGTTTGGTATATCCGCATTTTCAGAAGCACCGTTTTCATCGCTTTACCGGTGCAACGACACCAGAGCGTCACGGTTGCCCTGACGGGCGTAGCTGCGACTGGGAATGTTGGGGATGTATCGGAAGTAAATTCCGTTGCCCTCACGGGCGTTCAAGCCACAGGTAATGTTGGCGCGGTCGTTTGCGCGATTGACCAGCCTGCGACAGGCGATCAAGCCAACGGTTTTGTTGGGACGGTAGGGGTTGATGTTTCTGTTGCCCTGACGGGCGTTTTGTGTCACCCAGATGTTGGCGGCGTAGACGAAAACAACACGCAGGAAATACAGGAAGTCCACGCCAACGGGTATGCTGGAACCCCACCGCAGCTTTAACTATTGCCTTGTCCGGCGTTGAAGCGTCTGGCCAAGTTGGAGCGGTATCCGTTGGTGAGCGGCAGGTTGCCATATCGGGTGTTGAGGCTTCCGGGGCGGTTGGCACGGTTGTTTACACAATTGACCAGTCTGAAACTGGCGATCAGGCAAACGGCTTTGTAGGCACGGTCGAACCCACCCTGACGGTCACCCTGTCTGGTGTAGCGGCCTCTGGCGAGGTTGGCACGGTTTCCCGTGGCGAGACGCAGATTGGTTTGAGCGGCGTGGTTGCCGCAGGATTAGTTGGTAGCGTTTCTGCAACCAGCACCGTGACACTCAGCGGGGTTCAAGCAGCGGGCGAAGTTGGGTCTGTTGTTCACGGCAAAGAAATCGCTTTGACCGGAGTTGAAGCCTCTGGAACGGTTGGTACAGTTAATTTTGTTCAGGTGGCTGCACTTTCGGGCGTTGAGGCAGCAGGCAGCGTTGGAACCGTTGTTTACACAATCAACAAAGCTTTGACAGGTGTGTCAGCCGATGGAGCAGTTGGTTCGGTTGAGTTTGTTCAAGTAGCCAACTTAACTGGAAATAGTGCAACGGGCGCGGCAGGAACAGTTGGCCCCAGTAGTTTCTGTGGCTCTGTCTGGGGTTCAGGCGGCTGGGTCGGTTGGAAATTTGTTCCCTGTCTATTGGAAGTTGGTGGATGACAGCGAAACATCAAACTGGCAAAATGTCAACAATTCTCAAACGCCGTCTTGGGCGCTGGTGGATAACGCGGAAACACCAAATTGGGCGCTGGTAAATAACGCCCAAACACCTACTTGGGCGCTGGTGGATGATACGGAAGTATCTGACTGGACTTTGGTTGAGACGGATTAAGGACGCACATGGCACTTGTACTTGCGGATCGAGTAAAAGAAACGACCACCACGACGGGTACGGGAACGGTGACTCTGCTTGGTGCGTCAACGGGGTATCAGTCGTTTGCGGTGGTGGGCAACGGCAACATCACCTACTACACCATCGCAGCACAAACAGGCTCTGAGTGGGAGGTGGGTGTTGGTACGTACACGTCCTCTGGTACGACATTGAGCCGAGACACTGTGCTGGCCTCCAGCAATTCGGGTAGTTTGGTGAACTTCAGCGCCGGTACAAAGGATGTGTTCTGTCACCTACCCCGCAGGGCGGTCAGTCATTGGTAATGAGGGATATGTAGAAAACGACACCCAAATCGACGCAAACTCAACCGTCAATACTGGCAAAAATGCCCTGAGCGCAGGGCCAATCACAGTAGCCACCGGCGTGACAATCACGGTTCCAACTGGTTCAACATGGACTGTGGTGTAAGGAGAAAAGATGTCACAAGTATCAATAGCGGGAAATGCGGCGGGGTCAGGAACGATTACCGTCACATCACCAAACACCAGTAGCAACTACACCCAAACGCTGTCAGCGGTTACAGGAACAATTCCTGTGGCGCAGTCGTCCACTGCTTTGATTACAGGCGTTCCCATTTATGAGAACACCAAGACTGTGACAACCACTTATTCCATCACTTCAGGTTCATGCGCCATGTCTGTTGGCCCAATCACGCTGAATGCGGGTGTATCGGTAACTCTTCCAGCGGGTTCAGCGCTGGGTAGTTTTGTAAAGGATTCACATGGCTTCCCTTGTTTTAACAGGCGATACATCAGGACAGGTAACAGTTGCCGCACCAGCGGTGGCAGGGACAAATACGGCTACATTACCATCGGCAACGGGCGAACTGTCAATGCTTGGAACAAGTGGTCAGACTTTGGCAAGATTTAACCGCAAGTCGTGTAGGCGGTACAACTTATACAAATACTACTGGAAAACCAATTGCTGTAAATATTAGTGTTGTAAACGGTTCTGCAACCACCACAAGCAGTGCAACTTTAACAGTAAACGGAGTAAGCCTCGGTACTACGGGAGAACACTCCAACAGAAGAAGTTGCATGTCTGGAATTGTTCCTAATGGAAATACGTATGTACTTAGTCTAAGCGCAGACAGTATTTCATCTTGGGCAGAATTACGGTAAGGAAAAACCATGCCACACTTTTAAAGATTCAAACAACAAACTGTATTGGCTTGACAATGATGATGATTCAGCAAAATGGTTGCCTAAATGTGTACAGATTACAAATGAAGAAGCGGCTGAAATTCGTGCCGCAGAAAAAATCGCCGCAGAAGAATCATTGACCTACGCACAAAAACGCGTCAGAGAGTACCCATCATTTGCAGATCAGTTTGACTTGCTGTTTCATGGCGGCATGGATGCGTGGAAAGCCTCAATTCAGGCGGTCAAAGACAAATATCCAAAGGTATAACCATGTCAATACTTGTTCTAACTTCTGACACACTGATTGGCACACCAGCCGTAGGGATATATTGAATATTCCAGCCCTATTTTTGCCGCCACACCAATTGGCACACAGCGGTGTTGTTCCAAGTCAGCAGTATTACAGACTTAATACTGCCTATGTAGGTTCAAATGCAACAGGCGCACAAAGCATTTTTGGTGTTGGTGTTTCTTTATCTGCAAATACAGTTTATTCGTTTGAATGCAGTGCAATTTTTACAAAGACAGCAGGAACAACATCTCACACAATGAGTTCGCAATTTGGCGGAACTGCAACTATTAACAATATTTTATATTTTGTGGCAGAAGCAGATAACAGCGGCGCAATTGGAACCAGAATTGCAAATTCTAGTTTTACAACAGCTAACGTACTTACCGCCACTACTTTTACTGGTGCTATGACATCGGGATAGCAGGCGGTGATATTTTTAATGAGAGGTACAGTTTCTATAAACACGGCTGGAACATTTATTCCGCAATATTCACTTCTGCCGCACCGGGCGGGGCTTATTCAACCAACATTGGGTCATATTTCTTTATTTACCCAATTGGCGCATGGGTGTTAACACCAACGTGGGGACATGGGCATGAGTACAGTAATTGATGGATCAGCAAGCGTAACGATCAACTCAGGCGTAGTGTTGGGGATAACCTCTGGCACTGCTGTTGCCTCTACATCAGGTACAAGCATTGATTTCACGGCATACCCAGTTGGGTGAAGCGGATTTGCTGTGATGTTTAGTGGGGTGTCTTTAAGTGGAACATCAAGCTTACTTGTTCAACTTGGTGCTGGCTCTGTGACTTCATCTGGTTATGTATCAACTTCAATTTCTGCAAACAACGCCAATTTAACAACAGGTGCAAATAGCACTTCTGGATTTGTACTTCAATCAAATAGTGCCGCTTATGTCATTTCTGGTCAAATGGTAATTACCACACTGGGCAGTAATATCTGGAGTAATTCTCACGCTTGCACGCAAGCCACAACTAATATTTGCACTGGTGGAGGCACTGTGACACTTGGCGGCACTCATCTCACCGCAGTACGCATTACAACCGTAGGTGGAACGGATACCTTTGACGCTGGCCGCAGTAAACATCATGTATGAAGGATAAACCATGACACATCGAATCGTTGTAAATGTCCAAACAGGCGAAGTCACTCGGTCGAGTACACACCTGAAGAACAAGCAGAACATGATGCGGCAGTAGCGGCACAACAAGCAGAAGTTGATGCACAGCAACCTGCCGCACAACCCCAAGAGGTAACCAATGCCAGCCAAACTTGACGGCACGAACGGACTGATTCAACAGTACGATTATCAAACCCCATCGACAGGGTTTCCGCTACACATTTGCCGCTGGAACAAATGTATTGGTGATGGACCCTGCGGGTACGTTGGCAACAGGTACGATTACCGTGCCAGCATCGCCTGTGGATGGCATGACCATCACGTTTAGCACTACTAAAACAATTACAGCTTTGACTGTAAATGCAAACACAGGACAAAGTATTGTCAGCGCACCAACCGTACTTCCAGCAAATCAAGCTGGTGCTTATGTATATCGGTTATCAAATACAACTTGGTATCCGATTGAAACAGTACCAACAAACGTACCTGTAGCACCTGCTGGGGGTAGTCTCATCACATCTGGCACTGCTGTGGCATCCACATCAGGAACAAGCATCACATTCAGTTCAATTCCATCATGGGTAAAACGAATCACAATAGTGTTTACTGATGTCAGCACAACAGGATCAAGTCCTATGACTGTCAGAATAGGTTCAGGATCAGTAACTTCAAGTGGTTATAGGTCTTATCGAAATGGTTTTAACACTGCTGGTGGCGTGGCTTGCGGATATAACACAACTGGTTTTCAAACAGAATCTGGTAGTAGTGCGTCATATAGTCGAGTTGGTAGCATGACTTTACAAACCGCAAATTCAAATATTTGGTCTGCTCTTGGATTTCTAAACATGGATAACACATCAGGCAGTTACATCCAAGGTCAAATTACTTTGGGCGGCGTGTTGGATCGAATTGTTTTGACCACAGTCGGGGGAACGGATACTTTTGATGCTGGTAGTGTCAATGTCGCCTACGAAATCAGGAAAACAAAATGCCTGTAACGATTTCGGGAACAAGTGGGATTACAACGCCGGGGGCATCGTTAAGTTCTGGGTCAATTACATTTGCCGACTCAACCACGCTTCCATCAGCGAGCATTCAGTGCTGTCTATCCTGTGACCGCATCGGTTGCGGCAAACGCAATGACGGTGACACTGAACGCTTGTGCATTGGCATTTCGCAGTTCAACCCTTGGTAGTGGCACAACATCCACCGTAACGGTGTCTCACCTATTTCAGTGACTGTCCCTGCAAGCGCAACATTGGGAACGGTGAACGCTACGCAGTCAACCATCATGGTGATTGCCATCAATAACGGCGGCACGGCTGAATTGGCGGTTGTGAATATTGCTGGTGGTAACAACCTTGATGAAACAACTCTGATAACCACCACTACCATCAGTTCTGGTGCGACTTCATCATCAACAATCTATTCCACCACAGGCAGATCAAGTGTCCCATTCAAAGTGGTTGGTGCAATTGTGTCTACACAAACCACCGCAGGAACATGGGCGACAGCACCATCAACCATTCAAGGCGTTGGCGGTCGAGCATTTACTTCTTTGCAGTCGCTGGGGTATGGTCAGACTTGGCAAAATGTAACGGGGTCTAGGGCATTCAGCACAACTTATTACAACACCACAGCAAAACCCATACTTGTAAACATTACAGTCACTACAACAGGCGCTATCAATACTGCTACGGTGGGGGGTGTCACTGCGACACAAACGTATCCAGTCTGTAAATAACTGGGGAACTTTGACCTTTATCGTACCCCCAAGCGCAAGTTATAGCGTTACGTCTGGATCAACGCTTCAATTATGGTCAGAACTGAGGTAAATCATGCACTACAAAGCCCCCGACAACTCTTTGCACTGGCTTGATGACGATGCGTTCGTTCATTTGTTACCTGTAGGCTCGGTTCAAGTTACAGATCAAGAAGCTGAAGCATTGCGTCCAAAACCGCCTGAACTCACCTACGCACAAAAACGTGCCGCAGAATACCCACCCATCACCAGAGCTGCCTTGATGGCGTGGTCAAGGGTTGACCAGAGCGCAAGAGATGACAAAATACATTGCCGACTGCTTCGCGGTTAAGGCAAAATATCCCAAACCAGGAGTACAAGCATGAGTAGTACATATTCATCAAACCTGCGCGTTGAGCTGATTCGCACAGGCGACCAAGCGGGTACGTGGGGAACCACCACCGATAACAATTTTGCCTATATTTTTGATTCTGCAATTGCTGGGTATCAGGCGGTCACAGTGTTCTTCGACCAATCAGGCGCTGACATACGTCAACGGGCCATCTTCTACCGCTGCTTTGAATCAGTCTGTGTACGCCATCCTCTCAAATTCAACAGCGCGGCGGCGGCATCCAACATCTACGCCCCACCTGCGTCCAGAGCAGTACATCCTGTGGAACAACACCAGCTACACCATCACCATCTACAACTCAACGGTGATTGGTAACACAACCGCCGCAGGCACAGGTGTTGCTATAGCGGCTGGCGACAAAGTACAGGTCTGGTCAGATGGAACCAACTTTTACGATGCCAGAGAGCAACAATGTGACAGGAACTGTTGCCGTTGCCAACGGCGGCACTGGAGCAACCGCGGCGTCAGGCGCAAGAACAAATCTTGGATTGGAAATCGGTACGGATGTGGCCCCTGTGGCCTCCCCTGCATTTACTGGCAACCCCACTGCGCCGACCCCATCAACTTCAGACAACGACACCTCCATCGCCACAACAGCGTTTGTTCAAGCGGTAGCTCAGACACTGTTCCCGGTGGGCGCTATTTACACAGCCACAGTTGCAACCAATCCCGGAACTTTGCTTGGGTTTGGTACATGGACAGCATTTGGTGCTGGGCGTGTTTTGATTGGTGCTGGCACTGGCGGTGGTGGAACGTACACGGCTGGATCAACTGGCGGCAGTAAAGATGCTACGCTGGTAAGCCACAGCCATACTCCATCTTCGTTAACAGTTTCAACAACCACAAACCTTACCGGCAATATTGGCCCCAAAGGAGCATCGGCTGGATCAACTGGAGTATTCACTGACGTTGGTGCAGGGACGCAGTATGGAGGTGGCGCATTTTTACGGCGTTGCTTATGCAAGTATGAACGCTAACCACAACCACACATTGTCTGGCACAACATCAACTGAAGGCTCAAGTGCAACGGACGCAAACCTGCAACCGTATGTCGTAGTGTATATGTCGCAAAGAGACCGGGTGAGGTAAAAATTGACCCAATCTCACTCCTCTTTGCCGCAAATGCTTGTGTCGCAGCCATCAAGGAAGGTTGTGAGTTATACAAGCAGGCGAAGACTTCTTTCATGGAGGTCAAAGCCACGGTTGATGAGGCAATCGGCGTCGGGAAAGAAATCTATGGATTCTGGGGAAAGATTTCTGCGCTCTTTGGAGCGAAGCCTAAAGCTCGACCAACGCCGAAGCCTGTGGCAAAAAAGAAGGACAAGTTCGTTGCCAGTTGACGAAACCCAAGTCATGGTCGGCGTCGTCAAGCAACTCACAGAATTCTTCAAGCTCCAAGAGCAGTTAGCCGCACACGTATCAGGGAGGAGGAGGAGAAGTCCAGAAACGTCTACGAATCCAGACCAGAACCAAATGGAGGCGGCACTCAAGCGGGTGATGGCGATGGATCAGATGGCGGCGCTGGAGGTAACGATCAGGGAGACGATGGTTTATCAAAGTCCACCAGAGATGGGGGCGTTGTATTCCAAGGTGTTTGAGATGCGGGATGTCATCGCCGCTGAACAAGAGGCCGCCAGACTGGCGCAGGAACAGCGGGAGCGAAGACTGAAATGGCAACGACACCAAAGGGAAAGAAGCCAAAACCTGACGGGCGGGAGCCGCCGTCCTAACCTTGATCCTTATCGCATACCTGTGGACGTGGTTCCTGTGGTTGAAACAACTGAGGAGCGTTTGATGGGGATGCTTGGGCTGGATTGTGGCAGTGGTGTTGGTGGCGTTGATGTTGCCCGTTGCTGGCGTTCCTGTACTTGGACGTGCTGGAGGCCAAACATGAAAGCAAGCAACAGATTGAAAAAGTGGAAAAGTTGAGACGAGAAATTGAGAGGAAGAATCGTGACAAAACTCCTGATACCTTTGACTGATAACCCTGTGTTTGATCGGGTGCGAAAACCGCTACCGCTACGAATGCCAAGACCCAACGAACTGGAGTAAACCAGAATGCAAGCCACCTATCTGCACAGCGGCTGGAACTTGCCCCGACATGCTTGTTAAACCCGAACCGGAGAAAAAATAATGCCTACCGTCGTGATGAACTCAAAACAACGCCTGACCGCAGAAGAAATTGAAGTTCGTGTCTGGGCTTTTGTGATTGTGACTTTGGTGACCATCCTGCTTGGCGCGATGGCAATGTTCCTCTACTCCGGTGACCTACGTCACCCAACCCATGTCTGGCATGGCTCCCATCGACAAGGTTTACACAAGCCAGATTTCCACCATCATGGTGTTCATTACCGGGGTTCTCGGTGGTGTGGCTGGGCGTTCCGGTATCAAGGCCGTGGCAACCGCCATATCCAAGTCTGAAGCCAACGACAACGAGCCACCTGCCCCATGAGCATCTTTAACCCCTACGTCATTCTGGGTGTCCTGCTGGCCATTTCGGCCAGCTTTCGGGACTGGATATTGGCGCGGAAAAGATGCAGAATACACCCGTCAGCAGGCGGAAATCGCCAGTCTTAAACGCCAAGGCAAGAGAGACGGAACAGCAGTATGGCGCAGGTCGCCACACACCTACGCCCAGACTTTGAGGAAAGCCCAAAATGCTGCGAAAGCTAAAGAAGACAAGCTGCGTAGCTGATCTTGCCGAGTGGCGCTCTCAAGCCTGCGGATTCCTGTCAAAGCGCCCAGTCTGCCCCGTATCAGTGTCCGAACCCGCCACCCCTACCAGCGGAGGTGACGGCGGAACCACATCAGCCGAACTTGACCGACAGACTGCTGAATCTCTTATCGCCCTCGTCGCAGAAGGCGACGCAGCCATCCGCAAGCTCAACACCTGCATCGAACAGTACAACCAAGTAGAGGAATATGAAATGACACCTGACCGCCAACTTCTCCCTGCATGAACTGACCAAATCTGAGACAGCCCTGCGTATGGGGTTTGACAACACGCCCGGTGAAGCCGAGACTGAAGCACCTGACGATTCTGTGTGAGAAAGTCTTGCAGCCAGTGCGTGACCACTATGGAAAAGGTGTAAAGGTGAACTCAGGCTATCGCAGTCCTGAGAGTAACGCAAGCGGTGGGCGGATCGAAGTACCTCAGACCATTGCAAGGGCCAAGCAGCCGATATTGAGATACCCGGAGTGCCAAACGCAGAGTTGGCGCAGTGGATCATGGACAACCTCGACTACACCCAGCTCATTCTTGGAATTCTACACCCCGGCATCCCTGATTCCGGCTGGGTGCATGTCTCCTACGACCCAGACAACTTGAAGAAGCAAGAGCTAACCGCCATGAAAGTTGCTGGCAAAACACAATACGTTCCCGGACTGGTCGCTTAAATGCCTCTACAAAAACTTCAGTTCAGGCCCGGCGTCAACCGAGAAGGCACAACGCTTGCCAACGAAGGCGGGTGGTTTGAGTCTGACAAGATTCGGTTCCGCTCTGGATACCCTGAAAAGATTGGTGGCTGGTGAAAGACTCCGGCACAACCGCATCCACGCTTCAGCCTCCGACTGGCTCGTTCTGGGGCATCTGTCGTTCTCTTTGGAACTGGCTTAATTTGTCTGGCTACAACCTGA